AGTTTGAGTATTAGTTGGTGTTACACTCGCAGTTGGAGTATTAGTTGGTGTTTCTGACTCAGTTGGAGTATTAGTTGGTGTTTCCGTAGGAGTTTCAGTCACCGTTGGTGTTGGTGTTTCTGACTCAGTTGGAGTATTAGTTGGTGTTTCCGTAGGAGTTTCAGTCACCGTTGGTGTTGGTGTTTCTGACTCAGTTGGAGTATTAGTTGGTGTTTCAGAATTGGTAGGTGTATTTGTAGGTGTTTCAGTTGGAGTTGGAGTTTGAGTTTCAGTTGCGGTCGGTGTGATTCCTGGGGTTGCAGTTGTGCTCGGTGTCGGAGTTTCAGTAATGGTTGGTGTTGGTGTCCCAGTTGGTGTTACTGTGGGGGTTTGGGTTGGACAAACGGTCAAAGAAGGTTCATTGGTAAAACAATCATCACAATTACCAAATGGACCACTAGTTAAATCAGAAATTACCCAAGTGTAGTCACTAAAAATATCAGAAGGTGAAATTATTGTGTAACATCCATTGTTCGGATTTAGTCCGCCAGGGGAGGATAATACCACACTACGAATTTCTGTTTCCTGCCAACTTAAATCGGTGAAGGAGGTAATTCGCCAAACATCTGCAGCATTACAACAATTTCGTATAAAATACGTATAAATAACTGGTGTTTCAGTAGGAGTTGGTGTTGGAGTTGATGTTGGAGTATCAGTTGGTGTTTCAGTATTTGTTGGAGTTGGTGTTTCAGTAGGTGTAGATGTTGGAGTGTCAGTGGGTGTCTCAGTATTGGTTGGAGTTGGTGTTTCTGTTGGCGTTTCAGTAGGTGTTCCAGAATTGGTTGGAGTTGGCGTTGCAGTTAATGTTGGCGTTGATGTTAAAGATGCTGTGGGTGAATTACTGGGTGTGGGAGAAGGAGGAATAAGAAACGGAAAATTTCCTAAATCATCAATGGTTATTATGCTTGATGTTGCAGTAGCAAAAGTTCCTGTTATTAACCAAATATTAAGAGAAACATTGGGTTCAATTACTGTGTCATAAACCCAAATTTGGTTTGAACACTCTTGGTATGAAAACACACCTTTAGAGTTGGTTGTGTTGGTTAAAACATATTTTTTACAAGCCATTACTGATGATTATAAAAGTAAATATCTAAGATTATTTATTATTCTGACTAACAGGTGCCTGTATTGATAATTAATGTACCACTAATTTGTATTATTTTTACCCCATCTGAAATTGTGAAGTTTGCTCCAACTGGTGGTATTGAAAATTCTCGGTTACCATAAACATGGTCTCCAACTGTTAATTGGCGAAATGGCTTTGCGGAATAAACAGTAACATTTGCAGGAAATCCTCCGAATTGATTGATAGACTGGCACACATCCTGGTAATATCCACCAGTTCTTAAATTTTGCACATAATAAGGTGATGGTGTAGTTGACGGAGTTGTTGTGTTAGTGGGTGTTGGTGTTTGTGTTGTGGGTGTCGAAGTTAAACTAACTGTGGGAGTAACTGTTGGTGTAATACTTGGCGTTGGTGTTGAAGAAGGGCAAAGTCCAATATCAACAATATCCAAAGGTGCTCCATAGGGCTCCACAGTTATTGATTCTGCACAGATGTTTTCAGAAAATAAAGGAACAATTTTAGTTATACTCACACTACCAGTGCAACCAGTCCATTTATAATAACCATCTTGGATGGAATTAAAATTGGTTATTCTGTAGTATAAACAAGACATGTAGAGTTGATTGATAAAGTGAATTCAAAAATTTTTTAAACTTGTGTGACCGTAACGATTACTGAAGGAATGGCCGGTCTAGTTGGATTTGCTTGAGCAATATCGTATGCAAACCCTAATCTAATATCACTAACCCTAAATTTTAATTCCATGTAATCACCAGCGTTTAGTGGCTCAACAAAATTCCAAGCAGCCACACTCCTTCCATTGTTGGAATTACCAACAACTTGTGTATTCGAATTATCAACATTATTACCATTTACCGCTAACCAAATATCCATAGTTTGTGCAGAACCTCCTCCAGTTGATTCTATTTGACAAGAAAATTGTAAATTATATGTTCCCGCACTTGCAACTACAAATCTTGTATCGGCTGAAACTATTACCCCATTTCCCGATGTTTGTGTTGCGGCACTCATTGAATACGCGGTTGTGGTACTATTAACATATTGACTTTGCGTTGAAATAAAAGAACCCCAAAGTCCGTTTGTATTCAAGTTACTATTTTTTATTCGATATGTAACGCCATTCTGCGCGACAGCAAATTCAGCATTTGAAGTTAAGCCTGTTATTTCAGGTAACTCGGATATTGGTAAATCTGACATGGTTTTTTTATGTTAATATAATTTTAGAGCCGTCTTCTTGTAATAAATAGAATCCGTCTTCTTGTAATAAATAGTATATTGGCGTTGAAGTTGGAGTTGGAGTATATGTTGAAGTTGGAGTTGGAGTATATGTTGAAGTTGGAGTTGATGTATACGTTGGGGTTGGCGTAGGTGTTTCAGTTTCAGTAGGAGTCTGAGTTGGAGTTTCCGTATTTGTTGGGGTTAATGTGGGAGTTTGAGTATTAGTTACACTTGAAGTTGGTGTTTCAGTATTTGTTGGGGTTGGTGTATTTGTTGGCGTTTCACTTGGCGTATTAGTAGGTGTCTCAGACGGAGTATTTGTTGGAGTACCTGTTGGAGTTTCAGATGGGGTTGGTGTAGGAGTCTCAGTCTGAGTTGGAGTATTTGTTGGCGTTTCAGTTGGTGTTTCTGTTGGTGTATTTGTTGGAGTTTCCGTATTAGTCGGAGTATTAGTTGGTGTTGAAGTTGCGGTTTCCGTAGGTGTATTTGTAGGTGTTTGGGATGGGGTATTTGTAGGGGTGCTTGTAGGTGTCTCAGACGGGGTATTTGTCGGAGTTTCAGTATTAGTAGGGGTGTTGGTGGGTGTTTCTGTTGGAGTTTCTGTTGGTGTGTTTGTAGGAGTTTCCGTATTTGTTGGGGTATTAGTTGGTGTTTCAGTTGGTGTTGGAGTTTGAATTTCAGTTGCAGTCGGGGTCAATCCAATTGTTGCTGTTGGACTTGGTGTTACTGTTGAAGTTGGCGTATTAGTTGGTGTCTCCGTTGTTGTGGGAGTGTTGGTTGGAGTTTGAGTATTAGTCGGAGTAACCGTAGGTGTAACTGTTGTACTTGGTGTGGGAGGAATTATAATAAAACAATCAGGACAATCTGGGTCCAACAAGTTGTATTTGTTTTTGAGTATTCTAAAATTGTGTTTTACCTCAGAAGCATCCAAGGGTTCAACATACATTCTAAAAGCACTAATTTCACCAATAAAACTTCCCCCAAAAACTTCCTCTAGAAATATGTTTGTTGTTAGTCCGGAATAAATTGTATTATCTAAATCTTCGGTTGTTAAACATTCTGGGTCTTGCTGGTAAGTCATACCAGAAAGTTCGGCAGGACAGGTTCCCGATAATGTTAAATTATCTTTTAATCCTTGGGTACCACCCCCAACTGAAATATTAAATGGGACACCCACTTGACGTTCTTTGAACGTATTCAAAGGTCGGGGTATAATTTCCTCGAAATCTTCGCAGACCATAAAGAGTTGTCCATTAACAAAAATCTTCAGAGTTCCTTTTCTAAAGTTTTTCTGTTCAAGCCACAAATCAGTAATTTTGACCTCAGTTGTTTTGGCTGGTGTGTATCCAGAATATCCTTCAGCGTGAGTGATTGGAGGCATAACCAAACTTACGCTGTTGTTAGCTGGAGTGGCAGTGAATATTGGGAATTCTACCTGGCCTAGACCCCCCAGATAAAAAAGGTCGCCACAATCAAAATATACATCCCTTTCAAATACAGCATCAATTTGTACCCAGTGTTCTATTTCAGGATAAAGTGTGTTGACACAACTATCAAAAATCCCTTTAGTTGAACACCACTCAACAGTTGTAACTCCAGTAACATAACTCGTTCCTGTTAAACAAGTTCCTGATGGCACACAACTTCCAGTGATAAGATATTCTTTTACGCATACTCTGGGATTTCCAGTATCTCCGCTAAATCTTATGGACATCGCATTTGACACACCGTCATATAATGGGTCTAAATCCGGCACAGAAACAGAACTCGCGCAACTACAAGAACATTCGCATGCACAACTATTAACTGTCGTTCCAGTTGGTTGGTAAACAGAAATACAATCAGCACCAGTCCCCCCCGTTTTAGTACAACCACAAGTATGCATGCACGTAAGTCCTGAAGTTACTCGAGTATATCCACTGTCAGATTCAGGACTCCCACTTGCGTGGTGATAAAATTTATTTTCGGCACGAGAACCCATAAAGAAAAACGTTCCCTTGTTATCTGGGTACCTAGCATTTAATCCAACATTTGTATCACCAGTAAATTGGTATTTGAGAAGCATCTCTACTGACCATCCTTGACTTACTCTTGTCGGGAATACTTCATAATCATAACCTTGAAGTTTGTAGAAACCCTGGTAAAAACCCCCATTTAACTTAGCAACCGTTCCGATATCCCCTCCGGCATTAACATAAGACAAACCATAAGAATATGAGTCGTCGTTCCATAATCTATTTGTTGGTGTTGTGTTACCAGAAATTGGGTGCATCTTGAACCTGCGGTCATAAACATATCTGTTATATGTCTGTGCGGTTGTGGTATACAATCCAGTGTACGCTGTCATTGTAATCCCAGACAATTCGGTTGTCAAACCATTATCAATTCCAGTTAAACCAACATCACAAATTTCGGTGGTAACAGGGCAAAAATTTGGGTCAATATCGTCTGGGTTATAATAGTTCTCAGAAACAACAGTATCATAAAGAAACTCGTTGACCAAAGGGGAGATTGTTGTTCCTGTTGAATTAAAGTCAAACTTGAATGGCATTTTATTACCATCATCCTCGGCAATCAATAAAGGTGAGAAAATAACCTCTTGGTTAAAATCTCTAGCGTCGTCAGCCAAACAGAAATCTAAAATTTCGTTGACTGGTTTTAGACCAATTTTCCTATAATTGTATTGATTGATATTTTGGTATGCCATAAGTTATAGATAAATACCTTTCTTTTGAGTATTTATAGTAAAAAAACTATGCTGAAATTGAATGAGGAATATTTCGGTTCTAACTACTACTTCCTTCTTAGAGAAAAAAAGGATGGGGGACACCTATGGTTTTCTGTGGCTAACACTATCACTGAGGCCAGAAAAAACGATGAATACATCAAAGTTCCCAAAGAAAAAATTGAAGCATTGAAAAGCCATCTTGAAAAGATTGTAAAATCAAAAAAGAAAAAATCAGCAAAAGAAGTAAAAGGTGAGGTTGAAGAAATTGTAAATTCAGACGGAACCCTTTCAACTTCGAATGTACCTATTCTTGACCCCAAGGTTACTCCTCGTAAAACCATGGACCAAACAGTTCAAGCCACAACTCAACCAGGAAACTATCTTGCGTGGTCTTATAGAGGTGGTAGAACTTACTATTCTGAGTCTGAGATGAAGGAAGAAGATATGTCAGGCGCTTTTGGTTATGAAGAAACTAAAGATTTATCACCTGAAGACACAATAGAAAAGCTTGATGATATGGGTGTAGATAACCCAGTAGAAAGAGCTATGGAATTTGGAAAAGACCCAAAAATTTCTCAGGATAAAAAAAAGAAAGGAAGTGACATGAGAATTCGTCTTCAAGAGAAAGACGCTCTAAAAAAACTTCAAAAGGAACAAATGTCAAAAATTATTGAGGATTTGTTGCTCCTGAAAAAAAAGAAAAAAGATTTCGTTAATAAGAAAAAAAACATTGAGGTTTTATCCAAAGGTGAAATTATAGATTTAATCAAATCAAAACGTGAACAGTAAATTATACGATACAAGTATTGGTGAGGTGTTGATACCTAAGCAAATCAAGCAACACCTTAGAAATTCTTTTGCCCAAGCGCAAGGTGCTAATCAAAACACTGAAGGGTTTAGGAGAAACCAGGAACTGCAGTCCCAAGAAAAAATTACATACAAACAACTCAAAAGAATTAAAAACTTTTTTGACACTTTTAAAGGCGAGCCAACAGACATAACGTTCATTTTAAATGGCGGAGTCTTGATGAGAAACTGGGTCAATAATACTCTCACTAACATGAGAAACAATACTCAAACAAACCAACAAGACACTCGTCCAGAAGACCCAACAATTACTTCTAACGACCTCAAAACAAATGTCAAAGACTTAGCCAGACCTTCGCAACAACACAAAAGAACAACTCAAAGGCATGCAACAGCAACTTATGAACAAACAGTTGTGGAGAGTTTAAGAAGGATAAACGATTTAATTTCTAAAATTTAACATGGCAAACAATCCTAAGGTTTACGAACCACTTGATTTAGCGCAAAGCGAACAAAATAATTTGACAGCAATAGCTGACATCGAGAGAAAAAGGTTAATCACCAGAAATGATTTTCAACAAGGGGCTGATGAATATGGTGTAACTAATTCCCAAGCATTAGCTGATGGTGATGACATGGGTAGAGGCACTGGTGTCTATTTGGATGTATACAACGATACTGCAGGAACCTCCCTTGATGTTGCTGAAAGAAAAGACGACATCAAAATCAACAAATACAATAGATTTAAAACCTATCCAAACTTCTAATGAAACTCACCGAAGTCTTTAAGAATTTAATTACTGAAATCGCATCTGTCGACTCGGTAAGAAAATCTATTGAGGACAAACAAAAAATAATCATGTATTATGACGGTGATGAACCCGGAGGTAAAGGTCTCCGATTGATTGAACCAGTAGCTTTGGGTAGAAGTAAAAAAGGGAATCTAGTTGTACGTGCTTGGGACGAAGAAGGTGCTTCGCACCGTGGTTACTTGGGTACAAGGCCAATGCCAGGTTGGAGATTATTCAAACTGGATAAAATTGTTTCTTACAAACCATCCGGAGAAAATTTTGATACTCCAAGACCAAATTTTAATCCAAATGGTGACAAAGACATGACAAGCATTATTATTATAGCAAAATTCTAAGTTATGGACTTACAAAAAATTATGATGTCAAAAGCCATTATGGACAGACTTAACCAAATGGGCGACGGAACTACACCAAAAGTTAAAAGTAATCCAGTAATGGAAAATTTTGATTTGCCAAATGCTAAGTATAATATTCCGCAAGATATGTTGGGTGAAAGTCCAAGAGCGGCACAATTTGCGCAACAACCTGTTGCGCCATCAAGTCAGTTTATGAACAAACCATATCCAGCAGCTTCGTCAGATGCAATCAAAAACTCAAGATTACCAGATGCAATCAAAAAACTTATGATTGAACACCCAATCGAACAACCAACATCTATGGGAGGTTCGGTAACTTTATCTGATGAGTTGGTCGAAAGAGCATCCAGACTTATGGGTCAAAACAAAAAACCTGTTGTGGAACAAGCCACAGTTCAATATGATTCTGATAATTTGAAAAATGTTCTCAAAGAGGTTGTAAAAGAGGTATTATCTGAAAATGGTTTAATTGTTGAAAACGTGGAAAAGTCAAATGACAATTTTAGATTCCAAGTAGGCAAACACATTTTTGAAGGAAAACTTACAAAAGTTAAAAAGTTGTCTTAGTCGCTTTTCATTTGCCTTTTAAGTTCTTATATTTTAAGGACAAAAAATAGGTAAATGTCAAAAATTAAAATATTAGTAGTTCCCTCAGATAGATTTGGTGTGGGAAAATTTCGTTCTATCGAACCCCATATATTCTTACAAAACAAATTTCCTGAAGATTTTCACGTGGAAATTGATTTGGACCCACCAATGGACAATTTGGAATTTTTTAAACAATTTCAAATTGTTGTATACCATAGAAGTATCACTAACGATTTTGAAAAGTCGTTTGAGTTAGTGGAAAAACTTAAGACTGAAGGGATAGTCACCATTTGTGACATGGATGATTATTGGGCGCCCACTAAAGACCACCCTATTCATGACATTATCATGTTTAACAAAATCAACGAAAAGATTGTTGCGAGCATTAAACAAGCTAATTATGTGACTACAACTACACCCTTGTTTGCTGATGAAATTAGAAAATACAATAAAAATGTATTTGTATTACCAAACGCAATTAATCCTGACGAATCTCAATTCAAGGAACCTATACTACCCTCTGATAAACTTAGAGTCGGGTGGTTAGGTGGTTCATCCCACTTAGGGGATTTGCAACTTCTCAACGGCTCTTTCGCAAAGCTCCACGATTATCACAAAGATTTGCAATTTGTAATCTGTGGATTTGATACTAGAGGAACCATCACAGAAATTAATGGTCAAACTGGAGAACATAAGAAGAGACCTATTCGACCTGAAGAAACTGTTTGGGCTAGATATGAAGAAATTTTTACTCAAAACTATAAGTTTGTAAGTCCAGAGTATGAAAAAGCGTTAAAAAAATATGCTCAAGAGGAATATCCAGAATTTGGAAATGAGTCCTACCGTAGAGTTTGGACATTGCCCGTGACCTCGTATGCTAAGAACTATGCAAAACTTGACGTATCTTTGGCGCCTATTAAAAATCACATGTTTAACAAAATGAAATCGCAATTAAAAGTTATTGAAGCAGGTTTTTATAAAAAAGCTTTAATTGCTAGCGATTTAGGTCCTTACACAATCGATTTGAAGCATTGTTTGAAGCAAGGAGAATTCGTTGACGGAAATGCACTTTTGGTTGATGAAAATAGGAACCATGGTGATTGGGCTAAGTTTATTGTTAAGCTTCTCAAAAACCCAAACCTTGTAACGGACATGGGTGAACGTCTTTATGAAACAGTAAGTAAGAAATATGATTTGAATATCGTAACTTTAGACCGTGCAGAATTCTACAAAAGTTTAATCAAATAATTATAAACCATGATTACAATCCCCACACACAAAATCTTGTTTCTAGATATTGAAACTGTCGGACTTGAAAAGAATTACGATGATTTGGTTACAAACCATCCTCGTATGGCTGACCAGTTTGATAAGTATTTTGATTGGTTCCTCAAACGTTTTCCCGAAGATAAGGAAATTACTACGGACCAAAAGAATATTGTATTTTCAACTAGAGCGGCATTGGTACCAGAGTTTGCTAAAATTGTAACTGTATCAGTTGCTTTTGTAACTGAAAGTAATGAAATCAAACGTCAAACCTTTGCTGGTGATGATGAACACAAACTCCTACGTGACGTTCAAGTTCTTTTAGATAGAACAGGAAAATTAGATTTTTGGTTGTGCGGACATAACCTTAAGAATTTTGATATTCCAATGCTTGCAAAACGGATGTTAATTCAAAATATTTTACCACCATCTATCCTACCAGCCTTCAACACCAAACCGTGGGAGATTAGAGCAATTGATACAAAAGAAGTATGGCAATTTGGTGCATATACAGCAATTGGTTCCCTAGACTTACTTTGTGCTAGTATGGATGTTCCTTCACCAAAAGAAGGTGAAGTTGTCGGCTCAAAAGTACATGACGCATATTGGAACAAGGGTATGTTAAAAGAAATTGCTGAGTATTGCGAACGAGATGTTCAAGTACTAGTAGATGTAATTTTAAAATTAAAGTCATTGAAATGAGTGAAAATTTTGATATCAACGAAGAGCTGGATGCTGAACTAAACAAATTACTCGAGGTTATTGAAAATTTGAACTTTAACCCTGATGATGATGACCAGGATATTGAATCTGATGAAGTTAATAAAAGCTTGTCTGAGCTCGATGATTATATGAATCAAGAGTTACTCAAAGTTGAATTGCCTTACAAAAAACTTCAGCCTGACGCTATCGTACCCACTTATGCTTATGATTTAGATTCTGGTTTTGATTTTTACAGTGTTGAAGAAATCCAACTTCCTGCTTTTGGACGAGCTTTAGTTCCTACTGGTTTAGCTTTTGAAGTTCCGGACGGTACCGAATTACAAGTGCGAAGTAAAAGTGGTCTTGCAATCAATCAAGGATTAATGGTGCTTAACAGCCCTGGAACTGTGGATTGTGGTTATTTAGGTGAAATTAAGGTAATTGTTATGAATATGAACAATCATGCGGTAAGAATCGAGAAATATCAAAAAGTGGCTCAAGGAGTTTTGTGCCCAGTATTTAACGGCAAAAAAGTTAAATTAACTGAAAAAAATAATTTAGGAAAATCAGATAGAGGAGAAAATGGATTTGGGTCAACAGGAATATAATGGTAACGCAATTAGCCTAGTTTTACCGGACGGACAAAAAAACTATCTTATTGATATTGATGGTACAATAACCGACGACGTTCCAAATGAAGAACCATGGAGAATGGAAACATGCCTCCCGTACGAGGGGTCAATTGAACTAATCAACAGTTGGTATAACGAGGGTCATATAATAACATTTTTCACATCTAGGACAGAATCACACCGCAAGGTTACTGAAGACTGGCTCAAAAAACACAGTTACTCTTACCACAATTTATTGATGAATAAACCCCAAGGTGGAAATTATCATTGGATTGATAACCATATTGTTAGGGCAACAAGATATGAGGGTAAATGGACCAAAATGACAAAGAAAAAATTAAACATAGAAGTTTTTGAATAATGATTACAATTGGATATTCAACAAGAAATCATAACCCAGAATTTATCGAATACCTCAAAAAATCGTCTGGAAATCCCAAGTACGTTGAGGTTATTGAGAAGATAAACAACGGTGAAAAGTCTCTTTCCCAAACCTATAATGAAATAATTGCAGAAGCTAAAGGTGAAATAGTAATTTTGTGTCATGATGACATTTACTTTGACACAAATGCGTGGTATCCTAAAATTCAAAAAAACTTTGAAAAAAATGACTTTGGTATCATCGGTGTTGCTGGAACAACACACCTTCCCGAAAGTGGAAAGTGGTGGGAAAACAGGAGAAAAATGTTTGGTATCGTTAATCATGAGGCTGAAGGACGCAAATGGGAATCCAAATATTCTAGCAGTCTCGGTAACGAAATAAAAGAAGTTGCAATCGTCGATGGAGTTTTCATAGCAATTCACAAAAATCGCATAAAAAAGAATTTTGTTGAAGACTTCCTAGGATTTCATTTTTACGATTTACCCTTTTGTTTGGAAAACCATCTCGAAGGAGTTAAAGTTGGTATTTGCACAAACATTAGAATTACACATAAATCGATTGGACAAACAAACCAACAATGGGAGGATAATCGTCAGTTGTTTGTTGAAAAATACGCAGACCATTTACCGGTTAAAATCCCATTTGACCCAAAAAGTCAAATGAAAGTTTTAATTTCCTCAATGTTTTTTAGAACTTTTACCGGCTCTGAAATTTATGTGTATGAGCTAGCTAAAGCATTACAAAAAGAAAATTGCCAAGTTACCATACTATCTCAAATAGGCGGTCCACTCACTGATTTAGCAAGAAAAGAGGGTATAAAATGTTTATCATTTGAGGAATCTCCCGGATTCAAAATGGGAGATGGAAAATGGATGGTTATGGGTCCCGACGGCGTACCGCAAGTTTCAAACCCAACAACTTTATACAAAATAGCTGAAGTTGATTTTGATATCATTCATGTCCAACACAAACCTGTGGCAGAAAGGATTGTTAATTTATATCCATTGATTGACAAAATTGCTACAATACATTCTGAAGTAATAGAATTAGAAGACCCTGTAATTCACGAATCTATAAAGCAATATGTTGCTATTAGACCGGAAATAAAGGACCATCTTGTTAATAAATTTAGTATAGAAGAGGACAAAATTTCCGTAATTTATAACCCAGTTGACAAAAATAGATTTCCAACATTACAAAAAAATCAAAATGGATATATTTTGTTTATTGGAACTGTCGATTATTTGAGAGAATTTGCAATTAGAGATGCGGCAGAATATGCAATGTCATTAGGTAAAGAGCTTTGGTTAGTTGGGGACGATAAATCCATATACTTAAAAAGCTATTTAGAAAATCCAAATATAAAACATTTCCCTTCAACATGGAATTTGAAACCCTTTATCGAAGGAGCTTATGAGACGGCAGGTATTCAATTAGGTAGAACTACTATTGAAAGTTGGATGAGTGGAAAAGATAGTTGGATTTATAAAGTAAATGAGAATGGTGATATTATGTCTAAGGAAAAAACATCACCCCCTGAAGATATAGAAAAGTTCTACTCTGAAAATGTTGCAAAACAAATAAAACAAGAGTTTTTGAAAATATTATCATAATGACCATTCTGACTACCGCTTATAATTGTGAGACATTCATAGAAAAGTCGTTGTATAGCATCATGTCACAACAATATAAAGATTTTAAATGTTACGTATTTGATGATTTATCCAGTGATAATACAAGCCAAAAAGTCCAAGATATTATCAAAGATGACCCAAGATTCTTTCTAATACAAAACACAAAAAAGTTATATCAACCAGGAAACTATGATTTAGTTATACGACACATGAATTTACCGGACGATGAAATTTGTATCGAGGTTGATGGTGATGATTGGTTGCCCAATTCTAAAGTTTTTTCATTCATAAATGATTTGTATAGAAATGAAGATGTGTGGATAACAAGCGGTTCTTTTTCTTACCATGATGGTCGACAAGGGTTTGCAAGTCCACCAACAACAATTGAAAATTTAAGAAAACAGGCATTCACTTTATCGCATTTACGAACTTGGAAATCCTGGCTTTGGAAAAAAATCCAAGAAGAAGATTTAAAAGATTCAACGGGGGAATACTGGTCCGTATCTGGAGATTTAGCTTTTATGTTTCCAATGTTAGAGATGTCTGGTTTAGAACACTTTAAATTTTTAGCAGAGAAACTCTACATCTACAATGAATCCAATCCTTTGAATGACCACAAAGTTAATATGTCAAATGTGGTAAAAACCACTAACATTATAAGAAATAAAATTCCGTATAAAAAAATCTAAATGAATCACACACCAAAAATATCTATTTGTATACCAACTTACGAAGCCAATGGTAGAGGCGTTGAATTTTTATCAAAAAATATCACCTCTATATTAGAGCAAAGTTACGAAAACTTTGAGATTGTAATTTCTGACCACTCGAAAAATGAGGAAATTGAGAAATTTGTTGAGTCATTAAATGACAATAAAATTGTATATTTAAGAAATTTAGAAAATGTTGGATGGCCCGCACACAATACCAATAATGCAATAAAAAACTCTAGTGGAGATTACATCAAACTGATGAATCTTGACGATTATATTGAAGGTTCCGATTCAATACAATTGATGGTGGATTTGTTAAATCAAGGAAATAAATGGGTTATTAGCGGGTGCAAGCACTTAAATTATGGTAATGGTGAATGGTCAAATCCAATAATTCCTCGTATTGAAAATGATGGTAGACATCTTTTACTAGGTATTAATTATGTTGGATGTCCCAGTGTTGGATTAATACCCCGAGAAGAATATTTTGACCCAGAAGTAATCTATATGATAGATTGTGAATTATGGTACAGAATGTTCATTAAATATGGTTATCCTGGTGTCTTGAAAGATTACAGAATTGTAATTGGAATTGGTGACCATACGCTTACCAATCAACTTGTTTCTAAACATTCTGAGTGGTTAAACCAAGATATAAAATACTGTCAAATAAAATACCCTCTATGAAAAATATCCAACTTTTTATTCCCAAATTCAGAAAAGAAGAAATTCTTGAGCATATGTCCGTTTGTTTAGATAAAGGATGGACTGGACTAGGTTTCAAAACTGTAGAAATCGAAGAAATGTGGAAACAGTACACAAATCTACCATTTGCACACTTTATTAATTCAAATACCTCAGGATTACATCTTGCGATAAAAATTTTAAAAGACGCTAATAAATGGGCTGATGGTGATGAAATTATCACTAGTCCACTAACTTTTGTGTCTTCAAATCATGCAATAATGTATGAAAATTTGAAACCGGTCTTTGCAGACGTTGATGATTACTTGTGTTTGGACCCAACTTCAATCGAATCTAAAATTACCAAAAAAACTAAAGCAATTTTATTCATTGGAATCGGTGGTAACACCGGTCAGCTGAACGCTGTAATTGAACTTGCAAAGAAACATAAGCTAAAAGTTATTTTGGACGCAGCTCACATGGCGGGAACATTTATTAAAAATCCAAACACTGGAAAACCCGAACATGTTGGGCATAGAGTAGATGTGAGCGTTTTCAGTTTTCAAGCTGTTAAGAATTTACCAACGGCAGACTCAGGGATGATATGTTTTAATACCGAAGATTATGATATTTTGGTCCGCAAACTTTCCTGGTTAGGAATCGATAAAGACACGTATCAAAGAACAAATGATAAAGGTAGTTACAAGTGGGAATATGAACTCGTTGATGTCGGGTACAAATACCATGGAAACTCAATTATGGCATCCATGGCATTGGTTGGGTTAAAATACCTGGAAGAAGATAATCAAAGGAGAAGAGAAATTTGTGAAAAATATGAAAAAGAACTTACCAAAAAAGGAGTTAAGGTTATCGTGTCGCACGACGATTGTATAAGTTCATCCAGACACCTTTTTCAAATAGTCGTTGATGAGCGTAATAAATTTATGGAATTATTAAATTCAAGCGGGGTTTATCCGGGAGTACACTACCGAGACAATACCAACTATAAAATGTATAATGAATCATTTGGTCAATCTCCAAATTCACATCACATTTCCGAAAAATTAATTTCATTACCATTGCATATGTATTTAACGGATACTGATGTTGAGTATGTAATTGAACAAGTTATTCGCGTTAATAATATTTTGAAAAAATGAAAGGAGCTATAATTTTAGGCGCTGCTGGTTTAGCTAAAGAATTTTACTATTACGTCAAAAGAGCTAAGCCACAAATCGAGGACTTTTTTTTCGTCAACGACATTGATGACGGACAAACTGAATTAGAAATAGATGGTACTATTTTCCCGGTAATCAAAAATTGGAAATTCCCCAAAAAATACCCTTTTATTGTTGCTGTTGGAAATCCAAAAATAAAAAAAATTTTGGTGCAGAAAGCGCTTAATTGTGATTTATTTGCTTGTGATACAATTGTGGACCCTTCTGCCATTGTTTTAATGGATAAAAAAAATTTAAGTAAAGGAGGTATGATTGCCCCTGGGTGTGTAGTAACATCTAATATAATTTTTGGTGATTATGTTACCTTGAATTTGAACACAACTGTCGGCCACGACACAAAAATTGGAGATTATTGTACAACAAATCCTGGGGTTCATATTTCGGGCCAAATTGACATTGGTGAAAGTAATGAGTTCGGAACTGGATGTATTATCCGAGACAGATTATCAATAGGTTCTAACAAAACTTTTGGAGCTCAAACCGCAGTAGTCAAATCTATTTTAGGAAATAACGAGGAAACTTATATTGGTATTCCAGCAAAAAAATTAGAAAAAAATGTATAACGTTGAAAAAATTTCAAATTGGGACTTACGAGTCAATATAGAAACAAACAAACCCTGTGAATTGTATGTTGATAATTTTCCAAACACACCAAAAAATTCTTTGAGGGTGTTATGGGTGGTAGAGCCTGATGAAGTAAGTACAATTAAGACTATTGTGTTTGGAAGACATCAAGAATTTGATTTAATCTTAACCTATGATGAAGATATCTTAAACAATTGTCCAAACGCAAAACTATATCCTCATGGAATGAGTTGGATTCTTGATTTTGATTTTTCTAAAGAAAAAGAATTTGTAATCACATCTTTAGTTGGGGGAAAACAACTATCTCCAAATCATTTTTTGAGACAACAATTACCCACTATTCAAAATCAAATAAATTCAGTTCCAGTTCATTTATTTAATAGTTTGAACAACCCTTACCCCGGTGAAGGAATTGAACGAACAATGATGGACCGAGATAGAAAAAACGAATTGTTTTATTCTCAGTTCCACATAGCAATAGAGAATTTTTCAAAGAAAAATTATTTTAGTGAAAAATTAGTAGATTGTTTTCAAACCAAAACGGTTCCAATATATGTTGGTTGCCCCAATATTGGTGATTTTTATGATACTAGAGGAATGTTGATTGCTAACACAGCAGAAGAACTTATTGAAATTTGTAATTCGATTACACCAGAAACTTATAATAATATGTTGGAGTTTGTTGAAAAAAATTATGAATTGAGTATGCCCCATGCCTTGTTCAGAGAAGCTTTGAAAAATGAAGTGATAAATTTTGTAAACGCTAATTGATATGGACAATGAAATTGAATTAAATTTACAGAAGATAGTTGATGGACACCATAAGGTGACCTATCGGGGGATTAAAATGATAAAAAATCCTTTTGATTATTTGTTATATCAAATGATTATTAATGAAGTAAAACCAGATTTGATAATTGAAGTCGGAACTAATCACGGGGGTACGGCTCTTTATATGGCGGACATATTAGACATTATTGGACATGGCGAGATTCATACTATCGATGTTATGGAATATCCGATGGACGAATTAATTTTGAACAACAAAAGAATTAAAAGATTTTTAGGAGGTTACGATTCATATGATTTGAAAAATTGTGAAAATTACCAAAAAATTTTAGTAATAGATGATGGCTCACATCTCTACAGTCATTCATTAGAAATACTACACAAGTTCAAAGATGTTGTAAGTGTTAATTCATACTTCATTGTTGAAGATGGTGCATTAATACATATTGGTCTAACCAAAGATTATGGTGGTGGTCCAGTTCGTGCAATCGAGGAGTTTATGACTCAAAATGACGACTACATAATTGATAGAAAATGGTGTGATTTTTTTGGGACCAACGCAACTTTTAATACAAACGGGTTTTTAAAAAAAATTAAGTAATGGGTATTATTTCTACAAAATTGATGGGTGGTCTTGGAAATTATATGTTTCAAATTAGTGCCGCATTTGCGATTTCGTTGAGAGATAATAAAGAACTTATCTGTGAAACTTACGACACTCAAGTACCGCAGAAACCCGTACAAACGTATGAAAATAATTTATTCAAAAAGGTGAAATTTACCTCAGAACATATTGCACATATACCTTACGGAGAACCCAAATTTTCTTTTTCTGAAATTCCATTTATTGAAGGTAACATGCGTCTGTATGGATATTTTCAAAGTGAAAAATATTTTACAAATTATAGAAAAGAAGTTTTAGAATTATTTGACTTGAATCAAGAAATTCAAGAAAAAATCCAAGAAAAATACCAAGAAGTATTATCAAAAAATCCTACTTCACTTCATGTTAGAAGGGGAGACTATGTTTGGTTAAATGATTATCATGCTAATCAACAAGTAAGTTATTATCAAGAAGCTATGAATTTGATTGGGTCGGAAGAACATTATTTAATTTTTTCAGATGACATTTCATGGTGTGAAGAAAATTTAAATTTTATAAAAAACAAAACGTTTGTTAAGGATAATTTAGACTATGAAGACCTTTTTCTAATGTCTTTTTGTTTGAATCATATAATAGCAAATTCAAGTTTCAGTTGGTGGGGTGCGTGGCTGAATAAAAATGAAAATAAAAAAGTTGTTGCACCAAAACAATGGTTTGGTAAATCGAATTCACATCTTGAAACAACAGACCTATATTGTGAAAAATGGCATATAATATGAAAGCTTTAATCACTGGCTCAAATGGATTAGTCGGTTCTGCCTTAAAAAAAATTCTTGGTGAAAATCATGTTTATCACACAAGAAAAGATGCAGACTTAACTAATGAAATTCAAACAAAGGAATACATAAAAAATCAGATTGAGAATTTTGGCGTCGATACAATAATACACTGTGCTGCTAGAGTCGGCGGAGTGCAAGCTAATACCAGCAATAACCAAGGATTTTTTCTAGACAATTATTTAATCAATAATAACATTCTAAAATCTGCTTACGAATTTAATGTCCCAAACTTTGTCAACATACTATCCACTTGTATTTTTCCAGATAAAGAAATTACATATCCACTCACAGCAGACCAAATAGATAAAGGCGCACCTCACCCTTCAAACTATGGATACTCGTACGCTAAAAGATTGGCGGGCTATGAAACCAAAATTTTTAGAAACTTAACTAACGCCAATTGGATTAACATAGTACCAACAAACGTCTACGGGCCTAATGATAATTTTCATTTGATTGATAGTCATATGATACCTGGAATGATTCATAGAGCGTACCTTGCAAAAGAAAATAACGAAAAATTTGTGATTTGGGGTGATGGTACCCCCCTTAGACAATTTATTCATTCTGAAGATTTGGCAAGAAATATTCTTTGGGCTTTGAACAATTGGAATTCCGACACTCATTTTATGGCGATAAACGAAAAAGAAGTTTCTGTGATGGATATTGCCAATATAATCACAGAAAAATTTGAGTTAGCACAAGACCAATTAGTATTTGACGCCAGCAAGCCAAAAGGTCAATTCAGAAAACCAGCTAAAACAGACATACCATCCGACTATAATTTTGTGAGTCTCAAAGAAGGAATTTTTGAAACAATAGATTGGTTCATTAAAAATTATAGTAACGCTAGAAAATGAAAAAAATTAATTTAGTAGAGGATACAATCACCAGAGAAGATATAAATTCATTGATTACTTGGTTGTCTGATTATCCACAACTCACGAAAGGACCAAAGACAATTGAGTTCGAAAAAAATTGGTCAGAATGGTTAGGTTCAAAATATTCTGTGTTTGTTAATTCAGGTTCATCAGCAAATTTACTTATGTTATATGCCCTAAAACATTTGGGTTTACTGAAAAATAAAAAAATTTGTGTACCTTCTTTATCCTGGGCAACAGACTTAGCACCGGTATTACAATTTGATTTGGAACCCATTCTCATTGATTGTAACCTGGATAATCTGTCTGTAGATTTGAACCATCTAGAAACAACATTTAAGGAACAAAACCCATCAGTCCTGATTTTGGTTTCAGTTCTTGGACTTTCCCCCGATATGGATTCTATATCAAAACTATGCGAACAATACGATGTTATTTTGTTGGAGGATAATTGTGAATCGCAGGGAACATCTTACAAAGGAAAAAAACTTGGAAACTTCGGATTGATGTCATCTTTTTCGACTTTTTTTGGTCATACTATGAGTACGATAGAAGGGGGGGTTATTACAACAAATGATGAAAAAATTTACCACACATTACTTCAATTGCGCAGCCATGGTTGGTCAAGAGATTTACCAATTACCGAACAAAAAAAATTGCAGAAAGAATGGAATTGTGATGACTTTTCTAACCTTTATACTTTTTTCATCCCCGGATTTAATCTGAGAAGTACGGATTTGCAAGCACAAATTGGTATAAATCAATTAGCAAAAATAGATGAAATTATTGCAAAACGTAACGAAAACTTCAAAACTTACCAAAAAATTTTAAGTTCAGAAGTTTGGTTCCCAAATGAAATTGAACATTCGTATACCGCAAATTTTGCAATACCAATTTTGACTTCTAATTCAGAATCGAAAAAGAATTTGATAAAAGAATTGATTAAAAATGAAATTGCTTGCAGACCTCTAATTTCTGGTTCTATGGGTACACAACCTTTTTATAAGAAATTATATGGTGAAACAAAATTACCAAATTGCACTATTGTTGATAACTGTGGTATCTATGTCCCTAATCACCCAAACTTGAAGCAAAAAGAAATCAAACTAATTTGTGATATCATTTTGAATAACAAATAAAATGGTTAGATTAGTCAAAACTATAAGGCAAGAATGGGAAGTGAGGGGCTATTACTCGTATTTGGGTGAAGCTGTTATTGAAATCATGTGGGCAAAACAAAAATTTCCTGGAGAGGAAATTAAAGTTTTTTTTGATTTAAGAAATATTCATCATTACAAACAAGACAATTTATTTGACGTTTGTTTTGAACAAGACCATGAAGACTATAATGAATATAGAAATGAATACATTAACATTGAAAGTCTAAATTCTGAAATACTACTCAACCATTATGATTTAACAATTTTTCCGCAGGATATTAGAGAACTTTCAGAACCAATCATCAAAGACTATTTTTGTTTAAAACCTAAATTGTCGGCTGAGTTAGAAAGAAGACTTCAGTTGATTGATTTGGAAAATACAATATCAGTTCATAGACGCGATACTGACATGAAAATTGGGCATGGAATAACCGCGCCAGTCCTTCAACAATTTTATTCAATAATTGACGAAGGTAATTATACCAATATTTTTGTAATGTCTGACAACAAACCAGACCTAGACCTTTTTGTTAAGAAATATTCAAATAGAGTTATTTCATTTGAGGAAGATACTACAAGTACTGATATCAATTACCCATATTTTCTCATAGGGGGGACTGGACCTGAAGAAATGCAAAAACACATTGAAAATTTAACACTCAACACTATTATCTTGAGTAAAACAAAAAAATTGATTTGTAGTAAGTCAAATTTATCAACTTTTGCAATTCTTGCTAACCCTAAACTAGAATATATTAAATTAAATTAAAAAACATGTACAACTCACAAATTGGGCAAGATAAATTCATAGATGAATTTTTTGAAAAAAAAGAAGGATTAACTTTCTTAGATATTGGTGCTCACGATGGAGTTTCAATTTCTAACACCTTTTTTTTAGAAAAGGAAAGAAACTGGAACGGAATCTGTATCGAAGCGCAACCCTCTGAATTTGAAAAATTGAAATCAAATAGGAAATGTATTTGTGTTAACGTTGCTGTTTCAAATTATAATGGAGAAACGGATTTTATTTATGTAGAAGGATATGCAAATATGCTATCAGGAATATCGGACGATTACAATCTTTCACACAAGCATAGAATTGAAAATGAAGTAAGAGCTTATGGTGGTGCTATTAATACCATCAAGGTTCCGGTTAAAACTCTCCAGAGCATACTAGATGACCATAACATACACAATATAGATTTCTGTTCAATTGACACTGAAGGCTCAGAATTTAATATTATCAAATCAATTGACTTTGATAAAACAGAAATTAAGGTTTTTATAATCGAAAACAATTACGGCGAAAAAAATATAGAAAACTTTCTTATTGAAAAGGGATATGCTCTCTATAAAAAAATCGAATGGGACGATGTTTTTGTAAAACAAAAATATATTAATAATTAATAATGGAACAAAAAAAAGCCCTTATTACAGGAATAAATGGTCAGGACGGGTCCTACCTTGCAGAATTTTTATTGACAAAAGGATATCAAGTTCATGGAACATTGAAAAGAAATTCTGTGAGCGAAAATCAAACTGCAAGACTAGATAGTATTTTTCATAAAATAACTTTGCATTATGCGGACTTAACCGATTTATCTTCGTTGATTTCTGTTATCCAAAAAATTCAACCTGACGAAATTTACAATTTAGCCGCACAATCGCATGTTAGAATTTCTTTTGACCAACCAATTTATACTGCTCAAGTTACAGGTTTGGGAACCCTTAATTTATTAGAAGCTGTTAGGCTGCTTAATCCTAAAATAAAAATTTACCAAGCCTCTTCATCTGAAATGTTTGGTAACTCAATCGATGCTGATGGATTTCAAAGGGAAACTACACCAATGACACCAGTATCGCCTTACGGATGTGCTAAGGTTTTTTCATACAACATTTGCAAAAACTACAGAAATTCGTACAACATGTTTATATCAAATGGGATTTTATTTAACCATGAATCACCAAGAAGGGGAACTAATTTTGTAACCAACAAAGTTGTCAAAGAAGCTGTAAAAATCAAATACGGGATTTCTTCTGAATTAAGACTTGGAAATCTAGATGCAACAAGGGACTGGGGTCATGCTAAAGATTATGTGGAGGCTATGTGGCTAATCTTGCAAGAGGAAAATCCTGATGATTTTGTTTGTTCAACAGGTATTTCGCATTCTGTAAAAGAATTGTGTGAATACACCTTTTCTAAACTTGGCTTAAATTACCAGGACTGGGTGAAATTGGATGAGAAGTTTCTTAGACCGGAAGAATTACATGACTTAAAAGGAGATTCATCTAAATTGAAAAAAGTTACCAAGTGGAGTCCCAAGTACACGTTTGAAACAATGATTGATGAAATGATAGAATATTGGCTTGAATTCTATAATAAAAAATGATTAAACACTACATTTCACATCGAGGAAACGTCGATGGTAAAATTAAAAACATAGAGAATTCTCCAGATTATGTCCAAAGAGCTTTGTCTTTGGGTTACGAAGTTGAAATAGATGTTTGGTTCGTTGATGGCTCATTTTATTTGGGCCACGACGAGCCGCTTTATTTGGTACAAGAATCTTTTTTAGAAAATGAAAATTTTTGGTGTCATGCAAAGAACGAAGAGGCTTTTAATAAAATGATGGTAAACTCTAACATTCATTGTTTCTGGCACCAGACAGATGATTATACTTTGACATCAAAAGGTATACCCTGGGTTTTCCCAGGTAAAAAAGTTCATAATAATAGTATTTGGGTTTTACCCGAAAATACAATTTATAAGAACATCATGATAAATTGTTTGGGTATTTGTTCCGATTATATTTCACAATACAAATGATTAAGTTAATTATCTTTGATTTGGATGGGGTTTTAATTGAAGCAAAACAATTTCATTATGAAGCTTTGAATGATGCCTTGATTAATCATGCACCAAACTGCGTAATTTCTTGGAATGAGCATTTGTCAAAGTATGATGGACTGAAAACCAAACAAAAATTGGCCATGCTTACCAATGACAAAGGACTTGACATCAAACTCCACAAAACCATTTGGGAAGAAAAACAAAAGATTACAAATGAAAAATTAAGAACAATAACCCCCAATTCTAATCTAACCACTTTATTAAAAAAACTCTCTGAGGATGGATTCAAAATAGCGTGTTGCAGCAATTCAATAAGAAAGACTGTTTTAACAGTTCTAGCCAAATTAGAAATCATAGAATATTTTGACCAAATCCTTTCCAACGAAGATGTGAAAAATAGCAAACCGCATCCGGAAATTTACTGGAAAGTAATTTCAGAGATGGGTGTTATCGCAGAAGAAACATTAATAGTTGAGGATTCACCTTATGGACTTTTAGCCGCATCTAGAACTCATGCCCCTATACTGAGAGTTTCATCTCCAAAAGATGTTACCATAGAAAATCTCTATGGAAAATTAAAAGATTTAAATACGAAGTTTAAAATGAAGAAACCCAAATGGACCGATGAAAAACTAAACGTTTTGATTCCAATGGCGGGAGCTGGTTCAAGATTTGAAAAAGCTGGTTTTACATTCCCTAAACCGCTTATTGATGTTGAGGGGGACCCTATGATTAAATTGGTCACAGAGAACTTGAATCTACGAGCAAACTTTATTTACATAGTTCAAAAATCCCACCGGGAAAAATATAACCTTGATACATTGCTTAATCTAATATCCCCCAACTGTAAAATCGTTGAGGTTGATGGTCTTACAGAAGGTGCTGCGTGCACAACCTTATTAGCTAAAGAATTTATTGACAACGACAATCCATTGGTTATGGCAAATTCGGACCAGTATATTGAATGGGACTCCAATGAGTTTATGTATAAGATGATGGAAACCAATTGTGATGGGGGGATAGTTACTTTCAAATCTACTCACCCTAAATGGTCTTTTGCTAAGGTTAATGAAAATGGTCTAGTCAGTGAAGTAGCTGAGAAAAATCCCATTTCTGACATTGCCACAGTCGGAATATACTACTGGAATAGGGGGGCTGATTATGTAAAGTATGCTCAGCAAATGATTGAAAAAAATATAAGGGTAAATAACGAGTTTTATGTGTGCCCAGTATTCAACGAAGCAATAGGCGATGGAAAAGAAATTAGAACCTTTGAAATCCAAAAAATGATGGGTCTTGGAACCCCAGAGGATTTAACAACTTATTTAAGGCGATAATTGTTTTTTTTCTAAATAAAACACCTATTTTCAAAAAAAAAACATAAATGATATCAATTCCAGTAAGTGTTGGCGAACTGCTAGACAAACTATCTATTTTGCGTATAAAAACAATAAAAATTCAAAATCCTGAGAAATTAGAAAAAGTAACTCACGAATATAAATTATTGCATGAACTATCCCAAAATTATTTGGGAGTAAAAGAATACTTTAATTTATATGACGATTTGATTGCAACTAATTCAAAACTCTGGGAAATTGAAGATAAATTAAGAGTTTTAGAAAAGCAAAAAATCTTCAACAAAGAATTTATTGAGTTAGCCCGAAAAGTTTATTATACAAATGATGAACGTTTCGAAATTAAAAATAAAATTAATCTTCTGTTGGACTCAGAAATTCAAGAACAAAAAAGTTACGAAGATTACAAAAATTAAAATATGAGAAGAAAACCATCTCCAACACCTTCCTACCTGGTGCAGGAAAATCCAAGAACTAAAAAAGAAATTATTCAATCTATATTGAAGAAAAAAACTAAGGAAAAGTTCTTGTCTGAAAGTCAAAAAGAATATTACAACAAACTTCAGGAAGCTCAAATTACAATATGTTCCGGACCTGCGGGTGTTGGTAAAAGTTATATTGCGATGAAAGCTGCAATTGATTTATTGGTTGACCCAAGTACTCCTTATGAAAAAATCATTATTGTAAGACCGGCAGTAGAAGCTGAAGAAAAATTGGGTTCTCTTCCAGGCAACGTCGAAGAAAAGTTAGACCCTTACATTTTCCCAACCTATTATCTGTTGAACAAAATTATTGGTAAGGACGCTAGAGAAAAACTAAAAGAAATGGAAGTTATTGAAGTCTTTGCTCTTGCATATATGCGAGGAATGAATATTGATAATTCAATTCTGATATTTGAAGAAGCTCAAAACTCTACACCCAACCAAATGAAATTGTTGTTAACAAGAATTGGATTCAACTCTAAATTCTTTATATCTGGAGATTTGGAACAAACTGATAGATACAAGGATAAAACCCACTCAGGGCTTTATGATGCGATTAATAGATTTAACAACGTAAAACAAATCATGTGTCATGAATTTTCTCAAGGTGACGTTGTACGTAATCCGTTAATTACAAAAATTCTAGAAAAATACGAAGAATGAAAATAGCTATTGAAATCAACGGGGTATTGAGAGATACTGTAAAAAAAATCGAACAAGTCTATGAGAAATTCTATATTGAAAATATTCTCAATGAGGTTAGAGATTTTGAATATGAAAAAATCTCCGACATCACTTCTTTGAAATTACAAGACCATTTAAAATTCAAAGATAATGATGAGCTCTATGATTTTCTTTACACGGAACATTGCATGGAAGTTTTTGGTCATGCTCCATCTACTGAGTATAATAGCTTTATTGATTTGAATGATTTTTATGTCGACCATAGAGATAATCATGAAATTCTACTGGTTTCTGACGAGATTGGTAAATCCAAACCAGCGACTTTATTTTTCTTGTCTAAGTTTGGATGTCAAATAGAAAAAATAGTTTTTTACAACCAAATTACATTAAATTCTGTGTGGAATGAAATAGACCTTTTACTTACAGCTAATCCTGATTTATTATTGAATCATCCACAAGATAAGAAAGTAATAAAATATAATACAAATTATAATACAGAAATAACTGACTTACCAAGTATAGAAACCCTAAAAGACCTAAAAAACTTTATTTGAATGATACCAATCTGGGATGAAAATTATTTTATTGACTTAGACAGAATCGAAGAATTTATCGATTTGACTAATGTTATTAATGATGAAATTAGTGGTAACACTAATGACCACAAAATAAATGTGGTAAAATATGAAATGGTTAAACTGATGCTAGATGTCATTATGAGTGAACAAGCCGAGCCCGATGAAAAAATCGGAATCGCAAACGCACAGCTTTCAATCCCATTCCGATTAGCCTTCAATTCTTTATTGAATAAAAAAATTATATCAAGTTATTAATATGGAACAATCACAAATAGAAAAAGTAAAACTTTCCATTCAAAATCTTAGAAGTAAAAAATCTAAGGTATACTTTTTTGTGCATGACACAAAAGGTAATGCTAAGGCATCAATTAAGTATATTTACGACTTAGCGTTAGCACTTAAAAACGAAGGTTTCAATGCAATTATTTTGCACGAGAAATCTGATTATACTGGTGTAGGTTCTTGGTTAGGTGAAAACTATATGACCGAATTGACCCACCAAACTATCGAAGGTCAGAATCTTGAGATTGCTCCCGAAGATTTCTTGGTAGTACCTGAAATTTTTAGTTTTATGATGGACCAGGTCAAAAACCTTCCATGTGGAAAGATTGTCTTAACACAATCCTACGCATACATGCTAGAAACACTTCAACCAGGTCAAACTTGGAACCAATTTGGTTTCTTGAAAACAATTACAACCTCTGAGATACAAAAAGAACAAATTGCAAAAGTTATGCGAGGTCAAAGCTACGACATTCTTGAGCCAGTAATTTCTGATTCGTTTGTAAAAAGAGAGTTACCGCCACTTCCAATTATCGGGGTTCATACCCGAGAGCAATCGGATACTATCAACTTGATTAAGACTTTTTACTTGAGATTCCCACAATATCGTTGGTTTACTTTTAGAGATTTGAGAGGACTTTCACAAGAAGAATTTGCAAACGCAATTTCGGAATGTTACGTTTCTGTTTGGATGGATAGAGAAAGTGCATATGGTACTTTCCCACTTGAATCCATGAAAGTTGGTGTTCCGGTAATTGGACTAACACCTAATTTGATACCAGAGTGGATGAATGAAACAAATGGTATTTGGATTAAAGACCAACTTTTACTTCCTGAAGTTATTGCAGATTGGACACAAAATTGGTTGGAGGATAATATCTCTCCAGAAATTTATGCTAGTATGGAAGAAACTGTAAGTAAACTACCTTCGCAAGAAACATTTAATAATAAAGCCGTTGAGCTCTTTTCTCAGTATCTTGATATGAGAGCACAAGCAATGGAAGAACAAATTTCTAAATTCGCTGAATAATTATGGAAAATATTTTAGACATTACAATTATCCTCCCAATCAAATCTTCTGTCGTAAGAGATTTCGACGAATATTTTGATAAAGCTGTAACATCAGTTAAAAACCAAAAGGTAAAGATTAAAGAACTTCTGATTGTTACCACTCCTGAGGAAAAACTAAATGCTCATATTGAAGCATACGATTTTGGTGATTTGAATTTCAGAAAAATTGTTTGGGATAAAGAACCTAGTTTTTCAGCCCAAGTAAACTTCGGAGTTGAAAATGCAAACTCTAAATGGATTTCTATATTTGAGTTTGATGATGAATACGCAAATATTTGGTTTGATAACGTAAGAAAATACATGGAATACTATCCAATGGTTCAAGCGTTTCTTCCAGTTGTTGTGGATACAGATGAAAAAGGTGCTTTTGCTGGATTTACTAATGAAGCTGTATTTGCTGCAAACTTTGCTCAAGAAGTTGGTTACCTAACAAATGATATTCTTCAAGACTATCAAAATTTTCAAACTGCTGGAATGGTAATTCGTAAAGACGTTCTTGAAGATTTTGGTGGTTTCAAAGCTTCCATCAAACTTACCTTTGTATATGAATTCTTATTAAGACTCACCTACAATTCAACATCAATTATGACAATCCCAAGAATTGGGTACAAACACACAAACATGAGAGAAGGTTCTCTATTCTGGAACTACAAATTTGGTAGTGACAAAATGGTTGATGAAGAAGTTAAGTTTTGGGTTCAAACAGCAAAGAAAGAATATTTCTTCAAAGACGATAGAACCATAAAATACCAATCACAAAATGATTAATGTCAGAAACATTAACGGCAAGTACCGAGGATGTTTCATCAAAAAAAAGGGGTCGTAAAGCAACAACCACTAACTATTTTGATGTGCGTGAGGAGGAGGCTGTAAAAGCCTTCCTCATCGCAGAAACATATGAGGAAAAAAACAAAATCTACAACGAGTTTTTGAGAGGACCTTTGGATAAAATGATTTCATCAATTATCCGAAGGTACAAGCTATATCGTAAAGATATGGAATTTAGAGAGATTCATGTTGACACGCATTCGTTCTTAATGACCAAAGTTGATAAGTTCAAGCCGGCAAAAAACAAAAAAGCTTATTCTTACTTTGGGACTATATGTAAAAATTATTTGATGGGTCAAATAATAAAAGACCAGAAAGATTTAAATAGAAAAGTTTCTTACGAAGATATTTCTGCCTCTTTGGAACAAAGACCTGACATGATGTATACCATTGACTCAGATGTACTGGAGATGGAAGTTGTTATAAAAAAATATCTAGAGGAATTAAAAGATTTTGTAAACACTGAAGCCCTTTCTGAAAATGAAACTAAATTAGGTTATGCCCTGGTTGATTTGTTTGAGAATTATGAAACTATTTTTAGTGGTGCAGATAATAACAAATTCAATAAAAATATTATCCTGCTTTCTTTGAGAGAAATGACTAATCTTTCAACTAAAGAAATAAGAAACTCGATGAAAAAGTTTAAAAAGTTATATTCAATAGTCCAATTGAAAATGAAATATTAACTTTTTTATCGATAATTTAATTATAGGTATTTATAGATATGCCACGTCCACAACGCAAAGAAATCAATTTTAGCAAAGATTCAATTTTATCTTTGATGCAAGAAATCTACAATGAACTTGTAGAACAGAGAAATACTGCAATCCGTATTCAAAATAAAATGATATCAATGATGAAGGATGCTGATGACATGAAAGAAATAGGTCCGGTAATTGAAAAGCAACAAAAAATCGTCAATGATTGTGTTGAAAAAAAATTAAGTTTATCAAGACTTCAAAGCTCTATTTGGGAAAAGACGACAAACAATCAAGAGAGTTTTTCTTTATCCGATATGGATGAGGATGTATTGGAAAAATTATTAGACAGAGATTCTGAAGTTGAGGACAATTCAAATTACAGAATGTAAGTCATATGCCAATATTCAATAGTCAATCCATAGATATAGGTGGTGGTTACGAAGCAATTTCGAACCGAATTGCTGCTCTGCAAGCTTATAACGAAGCTAGACAACTTACTCAAGAAAGTGATAAAAAAAGAGGTGATAGCCTTGCCCAATCAGTAAGTCTTCTAGCTGGGCAAAAATCTTCAGTAGAGGCTAATCAAAGTAGGGACAAGAGAAATCAGCCAACAAGTTTTGACAAACTTGTTAAATTAATTAATCAATCTAATCCTAATTCAAGATTTCCAAATACGGAAAAAGAAATTAGAAAAAATCTTCTACAACTTGTTTTTCAATTAAAAGCTGAGATTAATAAAATTGTAAAAGAAGAAACAATTAAAGTTTTGGGTTGTTCACAAGAACAAACTTATAAAGGACTTTCTGCAGCACAAGTTGCAGCAATTCCATCATTATCCCTTCTCCCAGAACAAGACGGAATATACATTAAGGTTGCAGAATTAGATTTTAACAAAAATTTGACCATAAGTGCTCAAACACAAATTGGTAGACTTTATTATGAAACAACGGGGATTACAACCCTTTCAAATTATGTAAATTATCCTGGAACCCCAGTAGGAGGTCCTAATGCAAAGAAAAAACCATTTCCTATGAACTTTGAGTTGCATGAAAGATTAATCAATGGAACTCAGACTTTTAAAAACGAATATGGTGTTAATTACAATGGTAGAAGTAGACAATCCGTTTTTGATATTGAATACACAACCACGGATGGTGTAGGTGCTTCTGGAGATTTTTTCAGAGTGTTTCTTCTCGATAGAGAAGGTTCACCAGTAAATACGAACCCAACACAAGCCACATTACAATTTTCTGCAAACACAATTGTGTCTGCAATTGGCGACTACATTGATTCAATCGAGCTTTTCAATGCTAAAACATTCTTAGGAGTCTTACTCAATCAAGTAACTGGTCTATTAGCTAGTGGGCTATCAATTCAACAAATACAAGCCCAAAACCAATTTACCACAATTATTTTCAGAATTATGGGAATTTGTGAACCAGGTTCATCAGAAATTGATGTGTCCGGAGTTGCTAAAATTTCTGAACTTGATAATCTTGACGACAACTTTTTTACCTTCACTGAAACAGAATTAAATGACATCAATCAATTATCGGACAACCAAAAAAAAGGTGTAGTAACTTATGTTGCCTGTGACAACGTTGAGCTTCCAGTCAATAATCAAATTTTATTGCAACAACTAGATGCGTTATCTAACACAATAGATGATTTGCCGATTGAGGACCAGGTAGCTGAAATAGAAAGAGTTTTAGATTCTATCCCCCAAGCTTGGGCGCAAGAAGGATTTGCCGGTTTGGATTTTGTAGGACGACCATTTAATGACGATATTATAAGACAAATACCCGCCGCTTTATTTTCAGGAATACTTACACCAAAGACACTTTTACCATTGTTTATTTTCTTTGAATATTTACAAAATCAAGTTGTTGGATTTAGCAATCAATTGATTGTTTCTGCCAACACAATCATTTCATCTGCAAACACTCTTATTAATTCCGCAAACACTTTGAATACGTTAGTATCAACGTCTATAACTAACGGTGTTGATTTTGCGAGGAAATTCAGAAAATTTCTTTTTAATGTAATTGGAAGAATTATGAATAAGTTTCTCGAGCTACTTTTTATTATGCTTAAAAAAAATATCTTGAAACTACTTAGAGAAATTATACGAGATATTGCTCGAACAAGTAGAAACGCCAAGTTAAAAGCCATTAATGCTATTTTAAATTATGCCGAACCTCTTATTCAAGGGTTTTTAAATTATCGAGAATGTAAATCATTAATTAAACAAATTCAAAGAATATTAGATTTAATTAGAGGAGAACCAAGGACCCCACCTTCACCATTGTCCACAGCTCTTCTTGTTCTCTCAGAATTTTTACCCGGTATGTCACCTGAGAGAGGGGTTCTTAATACTATAGAATATATGCAACAATATGGTCTTAAAACTGGTGCACTTCCAGATGGTAGTCCTAATCGAATGGTTGCCTTTACCACCGCAATGCAAAAGGGTGGTTATGACGAGTTTATTCAGAATGGTAAAGTAGAAGGTGCGGTATTTGTTCCTCCAATTACAGGGGGGGTATTAAAAGTGTGGGCTAAAGGAAAATGATATGACACAAGAAGAATTTAAAGTATTTGTTGAGGTAGCCAAAGATGCTAAAAATGTTCCGAATCAAAGGTTGGAACAAACTATGGATAAACTTGCTGAAGAGTTTGAAACCACCAAACAAAGTATTTTGGGGTTAAGCGTTTATTTAGATAAAGTTGAAGAATTGTATAACTCAATATTAAAAGAATATCAGGATAGGAATGTCAAGTAGGATTTGGTTTTATGGTGTTGTTATAGATAATCAGGACCCTTTAAATTTGGGTCGTGTCAGAGTGCATATACTGACTGATGATATCACAGCAATCAAAAAAAGCTATGATGGTTTTGGTCCTGCAGATTATTGGACCGAGAAAGACCCATTTGTATTCAATTCAATGCTACCATTATATGTTTGGACGGTTCCGAAAGTTGATGAATTAGTACAAGTATATTACCACGAGCCAAACAACACCCAGTTCTTAAACCAATATTATATTCAGGGTCCGTTTAATAGAATCCAAAATATTGTTCAGGAAAACTACAACGAATCCCAAAAATATACGGACATATCAGGGGTTCAGATTATAGGTTCCAAGAATTTAAGAAACCCTAATGGAACTTACAAAAATCCAGACCCAGATGGTGTATTCCCCGACCCAGGGGATGTTGCAATTTTAGGAAGAGGTAGCACGGATATTGTTCTCAAGGAAGATACCACATTAATCAGAGCTGGAAAATACAATGGGGAATTAGTTTCTGACAGAGACCCAGTCGGAAATAAAAACAGAGCTTTCATTCAATTAAGCAAATTCCGCACAAAAACTTCAATTGGGGAAAGGGTCAGACAAGCGGACCTCAAAGTTCAGAATCTTCAGGTAAATTATCTTGTTGAATACGAAATTACCAATCCCGAAAATACTTTTGATTTGTTCAGTGGAACTGTAAGATTATACAAATTACTACCCAACGCTGCAACAACATCACAAAACTTGAAGGTGGATTCTAATGTTGAGCAATACAAATTCATTCGAGCATCCCAAAGTTTCAACTTATTGAACCTGCAGCAAACGATTGCCTATATCAACAACTTTATACAAGATTGTAATTCTGTAACCAAAACCAAAACTGGGACACTTTTATTTAACGTGTTAGATGAACGTTTTCCAATTTACTTTAGACCTTCCAACAACTTTTACCAATCAATGCAGACTTCTACTGTAAATCAGGTCCGTTCTACTTTGACTAGTGTGTTTAGCAAAATTAAACTTAATCCACCAGATAAAATTGGTGGATATGGTCTCATCTATCAACAAGGGCTTGTTGGGGACCCAATTAAGATAACACCCAAGAGTTTCAGAAAAATTGAAACCAACGCACTACCAGAAACATATATGGCTTTGGGCGGCCAACACTTATATCTGCTTTCACAGCTTTCCCAAATTCCGGGTAAAAACAAAATAAACTTCAGCAATTCTTTATATGGAATTGACGAACAAACATTTGCTCTGCAGATTCAACCAAATACTTCAAGTTCCGTAAGGGGAGAAGAACTTTTAGAGTTACTTAATGTAATTGTAAGGTTCCTAGTTTCTCACACCCACGGTTTCCCAGGAGAAGCCCCCGTCCCAATCACAGAAGATGGTTCTAGCGTAGATAATCTTATTCAACAACTTAATGAGGCATACAGTAAGGTATTAAATCAATATATTCGATTGAATTGATATTTATTAAAAAAAAGTATAATGTCAATTTACAGGTCGTATTTTAGTAGAAACAATACACTCCTTTCCAATTTATACACAAACACCGCTAGAAACCCAGTGGTCGAGCTTAATTTTGGTAGCTCAGACCTAATCACCCCCAATTTTGGATTCACTCGTTTTATTTTTGACTTAGACCTTGATGGTCTTAGACAAATGTATTTAGACAAATACATCTCAACAGGATGTACCACAGCCATCACCCATACCCTTTTGATGACAAACACATCATCATTTGACGACGACCTTATCAATACCAATATGAATAATGGGAGAAAGAGAGCAACATCTTTTGACCTTATACTTTTCAGAATACCAAAATTCTCAGGCACAACCGGAATCCCCCAAGCTTGGGATGAAGGTGTTGGATACGATTACAATGATTTTGGGACCACCGTCAATGGAGTCTCAGGTTCACAAACAGCAATTGAGCAATACAACAACAAAAGCTTCTCTCTAAGGCCATCAAACTGGTATCAGACAACAACTGTTGCAAACTGGTCTCAACCTGGCATATACGACAACAAAAACACCTTAACGGGGCTAACTGGATTGAACTACTCATCCATAACAATTGTCGATGAACAACATTTTGAACTTGGGAACGAAGATATTCAGTTTGACATGACAAATGAAATTACTGGAATCCTAAACGGAACAATCACAGGTGTAACAGGATGGGGTGTTGCTTACAAACCAGACATTGAAAACCTAAGTGGTTTAACCGATGCCTACTCTGTTGGTTTCTTTGGAAAATATACCCAAACATTCTACCAGCCATATCTTCTTACCGATTATAATGACTTAATCCAAGATGACAGAAACGTATTCCTAAAAAACCAAACTAACAAACTGTACCTTTACGTTTACCAGAATGGAGACTTTGTCAATCTAGATAATCTACCTGGGGTAAACATCGAAGACCAAAATGGTGATGTTGTTCCTGGTGGTTCAGGATTAACAACCTGTCTGGCTACAAGGGGGGTTTATGAAGTTACCGTGCCAAATATTTTTACAAATCAGCCCGTACCTTGTTTATTCTACGACGTTTGGACAGGACTTACAGTCAATGGACAGTCCCTACCAAATGTTACAAACCAATTTGTTTTGCAGAACTACTCTGCCGGAATACAAATCGGTAGCTTATCTAAAGAGCCAAGTAAATATGGATTTAGTTTCTACGGCATCTTACAAAACGAAAAGATTCTTAACACGGAAGTTCGTAAAGTGGGGGTTGTGGTTAAAAAAGAATGGTCTTCTCAAGTATTGCTTGAGAATATTGATGTGTATTATAGAGTATACGTCACTGAAGGTACAACAGAAGTTCAAGTACAAAACTGGACACCAGTTAATCGCACACCGAATGAATATTATTTCATGTTTGACATGAGAGACAAGATTCCTAATGAATACTATGTTGATATCAAGGTGAATACAAGCGGAGAAAAAGATATTTATAAAGACACATTAAGATTCCAAATCGTCAACAAAAAATGAAAAAAGTAATAAAACTTTCGGAAACAGATTTAAAAAACATCATTCGTGTAGCTTTGAAAGAAGCAGAGCATGAACATAATCGTTACATGTTCTTCAGTAATCTGGAGCAAATGAAAAGACAAGCTGAATTACTTTTAGATTTAGACCCAGACCAAATTCATTCAATTCTTGAAAATGGACATGACTGGGCTGATGACCACATTACCGTTGCTAAAGAAAATCTTGACCAAGTATTTGATTTCATGATGAATGAAATTAACGGTGAAGATGATGAAGACATGATAATGATGGATGATATTGCTGTAATGGAAGGTAGAAAGAAAACCGGAACGAAACTTTGTGCTAGAGGTAAAGCCGCTGCTAAAGCAAAGTTTGACGTGTACCCTTCTGCTTATGCGAACGGTTATGCTGTGCAAGTTTGTAAGGGAACAAAACCTGGCCTTGACGGAAAAAAAAGATGTTCGGGGGTATATTGCTAAATTAAAAAATTTGTCTTACCTTTGTCGTCTAAGATTAAGGTAATGAAAAAACTAAACCACACTTTTCGTCGTTTCGTTCAGAAACAGATGATACACCTTTTTCGGTACGTAAGCACCGAACAAGAAAAGTCCGTCTATGAACGAGACTGTATTGCAGTTTGTAAGAAGTTTATCAATCAGCCAGATTCGATTATGCTTCTAACACCTATTAGCGGAAAACGTTATATTAGAAGTGAAAAGAGTGAAATCTTTATCATTCTTGAATCGCATCGAGTAAAGATTATCAATCACGTATACGCCTATGATGTACACATAAATGATAAATCGTGGAATCAAATCATCTCGTTATTTGACAACGAAGTTGAAAAACGTAGAGAAGAGTTTGAATCACAAATTACTTCCAACATTAAATCCTCACTTCAAAAAATCATTAAAGAAAAGTTATGAAAAACACTTTCAATATTCTCTATTATACCGGAATCAGTATCATGATGGTCTTTGTGTTGATAATTAGTTTGTTTGCAATGAACATACAAAATATTCTAGTAACTTTTACAAAAGATAAGCCACAAGTAGACACATATGTTAAGGATAGTTCTGCTTTCGTAATACAACCCAAAAAAGAAGATAAAATCTCTGTTCCAGTAACAAAACCAGTTGTAAAGGAAACTAAAAAAATTCAAACAATAATTGAAGTAGTATCTGTTAAACCTACAAATTTGGACACAACAAACTTGCCAACCCAAACTAATCCACCCGATACTACGAAACCGACTCCCTGAGAACTTTCGAGATTAAATCTCGTAATCCTTCATTTTTCTTTTTTGGCTTATAAGATACCATGGTAGGTTTGTTCCCCTTACCTACCTTGGGATTCTTTTTTTCGGCAGCCCTTTTCTGAGCACAAGCAGATTTTTTTTGAGCATCTGTCATTTTAGCAGCAACACCTGCTGCTCTACATTTTGGGTATGCTTTTGATTCTCCTTCGGGTCTTCCACAAGGTGGATGTCCACCACCTTCTTTTTTCCTACATATGTTTACCCATGGCCCCTTTGGTTGATTACTTCCTTTAGGTTTTTTCTTAGTTCCAAACCAAACCGCTAAATCTTCTTTTAAAATATCATCTTTAAAAATTTTTTTTCTCATTTTTTGAACTTTAACCATATTGGTTTTAGTTTTTTTTTCGTCTCGTGAAATTTCACTTTTTTCTTTTTTTACATTACCATCATATGAATCGAAGGCTGTACCATTATTAAAGTAATTAGAAATTTTTACAATAAATGGTTGCAATTGTTTATCACTCCAAACTTGAGGTGTAATATTCAATTTTCCTTTGTAAGCTCCATCACTAGAAGATGTTGTTCCCTCGTTGATTTTCTGGTTCATGAGACTATTATTCTATAAATATCACATTAATTATGCAAGAGTTTGTACCCTTTCCCCTTTTTGATAGAATCAATATTCAAAGTTCTGAGGATTTTGAAAAGTTAATCGATGAGCTAAATGTTGGCCAAGCAAACTTTATAATTCAAGTTGCTTTGGAAAAAGCATATAGTTCTGGAATATTTACTTTGAGTGAATCTGAAATTTTGTCTAAAGCTCTCAGATTAAAAAATAATAAGGAGGAATAAATCAATTTTAAGCATGAGTCCGGAAGAAATAAGTAAAAGGATTGTTGAAGGAGAATATAATCTAACACAAGTCGTAAGAAACGGCCACAAGCCATATTACGGAGATGAATACGAAACAATAAGGACAGAGGTGGGTGTTTTACGATGTTTATATTTTGGAAATGAATCAAAATATTGTAATCCAAGATATAAGAAATAAAAAAAGGGGACCGAAGTCCCCTTTCTTTTTGTAGTTTGAGATATTATCTCAATTCTCTCAAGTCGAACGTTCTAACACCATCAACTGTGATACGACCGTAGAAACGGTTGTTTACAACCTTCTTAGCGTATCTAGTCATGATACCCTTGATAGGTGTAAAGTTGAATGGGTTATACATCGTAGGAGTGAGCTGTAAAGGTACGTATGGAGCGTAGATGTATCCAGTGTCAAGTAACGAAGTACCTTTGTGTCCTAACAACACCTGGTTTGCAGGGAAGTAAGGGTCACGGTAAACTTGATATCTACCAGCCAAAGTACCAACTCTTTCGATACCCATGTTGTATTGGTCTTGCTCAGGAGCTGCGTTTGATACGTGGAAGTACTCCAAGTCATCAAAGATTGCAGAAACCTCAGAAGATACAACAATCCAGTTTGCGCCACCTCTTAGAGTTGACTTGTGGATTTGTGCAGAGATTTGGTTGATTGCAGTGATAAGAGTCTGGTTCCAGTCCTTTTGAGTGTAAGGAGTTGTACCAGCAGAGAATCTCTTCCATCCGTTGTAGTCCCAACGAAGGTTCCAAGATGCAGCTTTTCTCAAGTCTCTTAAGATTTCGCGGTCGATTTCAGCAGCCACTTGCTCAGACAATAAAGCTGTCAATTCAGCTTCAGCGTCGATGTTGTGGAATGCTGCAACGTCTTGCGCCATTTCTGGAGACCATTGAGCTCTAAGTTTTCTTTCAGTAACCGAAACAGTCACAGACTGAAGGTCGAAAGAAACTTCACCAATTTTATCTTCGAATTCAAGATTCTTATAGATTCTGTAAGTTGCAGTGAATGCCTGACTGTTAGCAGTTGTTGAAGAGAATGTAGAACCTGTGTAGCCGTCAAGTGATGAATCACCACAAGAAATACATACAGGAACTTGCAAATCAACTTCAAGATAGATTTTACCTTCAGCATCACAAACATTGTAGTAAGTACCACCATCAGTCAAACTGTTAGGGAATACCAACGTAGTGTCTTGACCGTAGTCAACGATACCTTTACCGTATCTTTGTGTAACAACTCTAAACAAGTAATTGTTATTTACGTTAGCAGATGTGTAAACGTTTCCAGCAGCACCACGGATTTGAAGGTCAGTCAAGAATTCTTCAGTATCCATTGGTTGACCGTTAGGTCCGATAAGTTGACCAGCTCCAGCAGAAGCAAAGCCAGACATCATGATAAGAACTTTTCTGTAGTTATCCACACCGTAAGCTGAAACAACCAATTCAGAACCTACCCATGCAACAGTTCTAGTTCCAGCAGTAATTGCTGAGAAAGAACCTTTAGAGTAGTCATAAAGACCTGGAGGGTCCAAAGCTGGTTCGTTACCTTCGTAGAATCTATCGTAAAGGTCTTTTTGAGTGTTATAGTCATAACCACTGTTTGGAACTTGACCTTCTGCTGCGTTTGGTGCTCCGTAAGGTGCCCAGTGCTCGTTATCATTTGCTCCAGTGTAAGACTGAATGTTAGGTACGAAGTAGAACAACTTACCGATAGGAAGGTTCATTGCTTGTACAGAAACGATGTCGTTAGCCAAAAGCTTAGAGAAAACTCTACGTACGATTGGGAAAACAACAGTTTCGAATGAACCTGAGTCAGCTGTTGATGATGCTTCGTTAATCAAATATGACGCTTGGTTTTCATACAACTGCGCGATATTTTCTTTAAGGTGACCGTTAAGTCCTTCGAGGAAACCTAACTTGTCCCATTTGTTAATTGTATCTTCTTTGATAACTTTAAGGTGCTTAAGACCGATGTTACCAACAAGACCACTTTCTAATAATGCTCCCATTTTTGTTTTTTTTTATTTAGGATTTTTATTTTTTTACAATTTAGACATCAAATCCTTAATTCTTAAATATTGAGGATTTTCGTATGTCTTAGACTCTATAAGAGTAGTTGCAGAACCAGAAGTTTTTGTTGTGTTCAACTGTCTCTCAACGTTTTCAGAAATGTTCTTCGTTTCAACGTGTGCAAGTTCATCTTTAAGAGTTTTGTAGAGTTGCTTTGATTCTTTTAGAGATTCTACCGAATCAAATCTTCTCAAGATGTTAATTTTTTCTTTCTTGGTAGTGGAATGCTCTGTGAACAATCTTGTAGCATAAGCTAAGTTAGAATTAAATACAGCAACTTCATTAAGTTTTTCTCTGAACACGTTCAAAGCTTTTCTATATTCTTCATTCTTTTCTCTGAGCATTTTCAACTCAACATCGATTGATTCTACTTTAACACCATTATCACCATAAACATAATTTCTGTTGTTTGTGATACCTTTTCTTAAACCTCTACCTTCTTTCGAACCCATACCATAAGTTCTAGCAGCTTCTTTTGTTTCTTCTTTGGTTTCATAGTCTTTTTTACCAGGATGTGTTTTTGACTTGTCACCTTTGTTACCACCAACTTTTCCTTCGTAGTCTTTAAAGTGTCCATCTTTACCCTCACCAGCTTTCTTTTCAACACCGTCTACTTTCTTACGTCTGTATTCGTGTTTCTTAGAATCTTCTTCCATTTCACCTTCTTTGAACTCAAATTTTGCTTTACCAGTTCCCATAGTTTTAGGTCCAGCCTTTTTGTGGTCATCAAATCCTTTCTTTGGTAATGTACTATCGTACCCAAACTTAGGTTTGCCCATTCCAACGCCTTTTGGTTTTACAGTCATTTTAGCTTCGGATAGGTCGTAGTCCTCGCCCATCATGTCCGAATCTTCATCGTCCATCATGTCTTCAAGTTCTTCTTCCATTTCTTCCTCATCCATTTCTATTTCGTACATGATTTCGTCTTCTGACTCACCTTCCATATACAAAGCGTCTAACACAGCTTCTAAATCCGCATCTTCTTGCATATCTAGTTCTGTAAAATCCATTCCGTATTCCATCATGTCTTCACCTTCTTCCATTTCTTCGTCCATTTCCATCATGTCTTCGTCTTCCTCCATTTCGGATTCTTCAAGTTTCACGATGTACTCAACGTCTTCATTTTCGTCGGTTAAATGAATATCATCACCATCTTTTACCACAACAATTCCATCTTCTGGACTCATCGCTTTAAAAGCTTTAATAACTTCATCATCAGACATGCTGGTCATATCAATAGTTTCCTCCGAATCATCGAAGTCCATATCAATACCCATGTCTAGTTCATTAGAGTCTTCCATATCTTCACTTTCATCACCCATGTCTAAATCCATGTCCAATTCTGTGTCGATTTCAACCTCGTCTTCTTCTTGTTCAGAAAGAGATTCCTTTACTAACTGACTGATTTCTTCCTTCATAGTAGAAGCAAGTATTCCTTTTGCGTTCTCGGCAATTACCTCTTCAACATTTTTCATTTGAATGAGTGCCTCTTCAACTAAATTTTTAGTTTCTTGCATGTAAATTGTTTTCCTAATAAATAGTGTTTAAAATAAAAAAATCCGTCTAAACCCATTTCTAAAAAGAAAAAGGTATAAACGGAAAATAAAAAAGGTGGGTTTCCCCACCTTTTAACGATTACTCGATTACCTCATCGATTTTACTTTCTACTACTGAGACAATCCGCCAGTCGTGTTGGAAGCCGGTATACTTTGTAGTAACCTTTGCTTCTACATCAGTGACTGAGAACCCGTTTACGAGTTTCTCCTCTCTGATTTTTTTTACGCGACCAGAGTTCTCATCTGGTAAATCATAAACGATTTTAGCAACGAAGAATTTTTCATTCATAATAAAGTGTATTAAATTAACGATTTAAATAATCGGTTAATTTTTTCATTAAATCAACTGACTTACCCATTCCAGAGTCAGAAATTTTTTTATTTTTTTCTTCATCCAGGTTTTCTTCATACATACTTCTTTCTTCAGGGTTACCAAAAAGGTATGCTCCAGGTGTTGAAGGCGAGGATACTAGGTCAAAACAGATTAGTTCAAAATCATCTTGAACTTCATTTTGCTCACCAATTTTTTTCAATGAACCAACCCCCCTTGAAGACACACCCATAGTAACGCCTTGGCGCATAAGGTTAGCTGCGATGTCTCCTTTTGTTGAAACAATACCGCTCTCATGAAAACCAGGTGACGTAAGAAGCTTTAATTTACCCATAAGGATATGTCCGTCCCACCAAATGTCTGTGATGATGTGAGCAACTCTATCAAGGTCAATTAAGGATGATTCTGGGTGGTTAAGCTCAGAGGTTGACAAACCTTTTTTAATCGCAGTTTTGTATCTATCAGCCTCACGTTTTAAAATCCTCTCAGGATAGACACGACCATTACGATTTGGTACTCCATATTTTTGAAGTACGGCATAAAATTCAAATGGATTTCTGTAATCCATATCTTTTTTTTCCGAAAGGAATGCCTCGTTAAGTGGGTCTTTTGGTGAAACATACCCAGCATCCATTTCAACAAGGATACCTTTACCGCTCTCTCGGGGGCCTAGTATACGTAAATCTTTCATCATATCTTTTTAAAGATAAATATTATACTAGTTGATAGTTTTTACTTTTGATTTTTCTTTAGTGGAACTAAATGTGAAATAATCGTTTTTTATAATACAATCCCGGTAAATTTCTTTAATAATTTTTTTAATAGCTTCTTTGAGTTGTGAGCCCTTGAAATCCATTTCTTGTTTTGCAAACAAATTAATTTCTAAATTCATAAATGATTTTTTGTTGAGCTGGATACCACTAGTTCTTAAATCCAGGTCGACAATAAATTTTTCAGAAAACAATTCTTGGTTAATACTATGGTAAACAGAATGTTTTATATTTCGAGATAGATTTCCAACAACACGCTCCCAATTTTCACTGTCTTGTTTTGGACAAACCCAAGTCTGGAGGTTAATGTACATGGACTTTAGGTTTTTTGAGTCTACGGTGCCGTATGATGTTTTTAAGGATTCATATTGGTTTAATTTTACCGTTTTACCTTTCTTCATTTATATCAATATTGTAATATAATTTATTTTAATGAAAAAATAGCAAACTTTTGAACAATTCCAAATATTTCTAATATATGCTAATTGTTTTTGTAAATAATAATATAGAAAAAGCCCTGAAACAGCTTAAGTCAAAGGTCATAAAAACCAGACAAAATCAGCTACTTAATTCCAAAAAAGAATTTGTAAAAAAATCAGTGCAAAAACGCAACAACAAAATTAAAGCTTGTTATGTTGAGCAATTTAAGCGTCAAGAAGAATAGATTCCTCTAACTTCTTAAGCCTAACATAATTGATTTGGTCGTATTTTTCTGATTCTATTTTACCGATAGTTTCAGTAATCTTTGTTTTCAATTCAGAATCGGTTTGCTTATCAGAAAGTACCTTCAATTTATTGACCGCAGATTCTTTTAGATTGTCAAACTCACTTTCTAAATCTGAATTGTTTGTTGCCAAAATATGGAAAATTTCTTTTCTCGAAGATTCATCCAATCCTTCAACATACCTTGATAATGTTTGGTTTGCAATTGAAACCATGGATTTGATAGGAATTTTAGGAGTATCTTTTACTTGGCTCTTGCTTTCCATTAACTTAGAAATAATTGCTTTTTTCGAAACAACACGCTCCTTGATGTCTACTTTGTTGAAATAAACAATGTTGTCAATATTTTCATAGATGTTTTTAGATTTTTCTCCATTTTTAGGTAATGAAGTTTTTTCTAGAAGATGTCTGATAACATTGATGGCTTCATCTAAAAACTCTCTTGCATCACTTTCGGTTAAACCTTGTGGCGAAGATAAGTCATCGTAGATTGAATAAATCTTTGAAAAAGATTTATTGGACAAAACATTATGTTTGAATTCTTTAAGTGTTTGCTTGAAAGAATAGGTATCCTTGTAGGATTCTACCAGGTTTTTTTCGATGATGGATTTTATTTGTCCGAAAGTCATGAGCTCGTTATTATTCACTAATAAATATTATGAATTTAACAACTTGTCCAACTCCTCCTCTATTTTACCTAAACTTTGTTGAGCAATCCCTAGATTCAAATATTTGCTCCCATAAAGGTCTGTCTCAATTAGTATGTTCATATCCCTATTTTTTACAGATTCAGGGGTTATTTCACCTTCCTCTGGTGCAGGAGCACCACCAGCTTCAGGGCCTCCAGCAGGTGGCCCACCAGCGAGTTCGCCACCTAAATCAGGTAATGCTCCCCCACCTCCAAAGGAAGCCGCAGCGGGTTCACTAACTTCTCCCGGAGGAGCAGCAGGTGCACCGCCTTCACCGGGCTTGTTACCATATAAGGCATCAAGCTGGTCAAATATACCAGTTTTAGAAATTGTGGCTGGAGTGTTTTTGAGTTCCTCACCGATTGCTCTTTCCATTCTTTGCTGCAGAAGGTCTGTTCTGATTTCATCATCAGACCAGTTAAAGATATGTTTCTTAGCCCAAGTTGATGATGATGGTTGAATGCCGTTACCAGGGTCTGAAACCAAATCACGATAAAGCAAAACTTTTTCTTTCCAAATATCAACCTTAAGCAAGTCAGCTTGAGTGGATGGGTTGGTAAGACCAAGAGTAAAGTTTGAAATCTCTTCTTCAAATCCTAGCAAGAACAGGTGAACAATAGCAATCTTGTTAAGTTCTTGAATCATGGATTTTTGAATCCTGTTGATGGTACGAGCAAAACGAATATCTTGCAACGCTAGATTTTTACCATCTCCAACAACTTCTTCAAATCCAAGGAAAGCCTTTGGAATACGAAGTGCTGTTACCAGTTTTTTCTGAATGTATTCAATGTCAGCAATCTCCGAAAGGTTTTGAGCTCCTGGAAGAGTGTCAATTGGGCTTGGTTGTGCTGGGTCACGAACTGGAATGAAATAATCTTGGTCAACAGCCATTTGGTTAAATCGCATGTCAACGTTACCAGTTTTTGAATCAACAATTTGTTCTCTCTTGAACTTGTTGGCAACACGTTGTACATACGCTTCAACATCATCGTCAGCCATGTTTCCAACATAAACTTTAAATATTCTTCTCTCAGGAGCACGTGATGTACGATAAATCAACATCGCATCCTCAGATAAAAGAAGTTGTTTCCAGATTCTTCTTGATTTTTCAAGCATAGAAGTACCATAAGGAAGTTTTCTATCATCACCTAAAAGTCTAAAGTGAGCAATTTCCCATGGTTGGAATTCCATGTTTTGTGTTTTCCAAGTAAATCTCAACCCCTTATCGTCGGTATTTTGAGGAACACCGACCGAAGAATTTCTTGTAGCCAAACCCTGTTCAAATCTTTCAACTTCAATGTTTGGTAATTGCTGACAACCAATAACACCCTTTTCTGGGTCCAATCTCATGTAAACAAAATTATCACCATACTTACAGGTGTTTCTTGTCCACATGGCTAAGTTGGTGTTGATATCCAATACGTTATTGAACAAATCAACAAGAACTGATTTAATTCTTTTTGACTCAGAATAAACCTGCAGAATTATACCGTCCTCATTAGGTGTTGTAGATTCTTCAGCATAAATGTCCAACGCAGCAGAAATCTCAGGAGTGTATTCCATCGACTCGTAGTCGTAATAAGACGCTAATCTGTTTGGCTCGTAATAGATTGCCTGAGTGTAAAGGTTGTTTTCAACCTTAGCAAACTGGTTGGCTAAATAAAAAGATTGTTTGGCTTGTAATTTCTCTCTTTCATATTCTGCCTTATCAGTTGTTCTAAGAAGTTCTTTCTTATCTAACTTATAAACAGGGAAATCTTGATTCATCAAAGCATCAGGACCCAGAGCCCTGCTTAATCTTTGCCAAACCGTCATACTTCTATTCTCCATTGTCCTAAACTTAAACTAAGTGAGTTTAATATAAATAGTTTTACCTACCGAATAACCAACCGTATTTCTCATAATCAGCCCTTGATGCTGAGTAGTTTCTTTGATTTGGCATTCCTGGTTGTGAAAACTGAGGTAATGCCGGATTGAAATATTCTGACTTTTCTTTATTTTCACTAACAACCGTGCTCCAAGAGTTAAGCATAGCTTTAGTGTGATTAACAACTTTTACTAATGATGGAAAAGCGGCTTCAGCAACATACAATGCCATTGAAATTGACATAATACAGTCATCATGGTGTCCCTTCTGGTGGTCAGGTCTTCCATTGATATAAACAAATGTTCCCATTTCATTAATCAAACGATTAGACCTAATTTTAAAATCATGACGTACAGCTTCTTCTAGGGAAGCAATAATCTGAACACGCTTGTTGTTGAAATTAATTCCCGGAATTTTTTCTTTGATTTTTGGGTCGTATTTCCATTTATTGCTCATATCAACACCATCATAATAGAAACTTTCGTAACCTAACTCCTGAAGTTTTCTAGCCGTCGCAACACCCATTCCACCAGTCAAATCAATAACGCAAAGAGCACTATACATAATACCCCACTTGTATGCAATTTCGGCTAATGTATCGGGGGGGAGTTTTCCAACAAATTCTAATACTTGTTCTCTTGTATCAAAATCAATGATTTCAATACAAGAAAAATCTTCAGAATCACCTCTAGAAACGTCAATACCCATAACATACTTGTGTCCATTTTCTGGCTCTTTCCAAATCCAAAGTTGACCTCCAACTAGTTTTGCTTCAGGCTCTTTAACGTCGTTTTTAACTATTGTCTGCAGCATTTGCGCATCAAAAACGTTATCACCAGAACCCAAGAAATTACATTCTAATTCTTGCGCGACCTTTCTGCGGTCATACTTTAACTTTTTTACCATGCTCTCGAACCAAGAAGAACAAGGTTTATACCCGTCTTCGATGTATTTGTGTAAAGTTGTAAGTTGCCTCTCTCTTCTATCTTCACCAGATAAATCCAGAATAACATCTTTGGGATATTCTTCTTTATTCAGTAGATAATGAACGAGGTCATTAGTTTTGACCATATACAAATCTTTTGTATAACGAGGGTCTCTATACCAATACATTTCCGTAATCTTGAAATCATTCATGTTACGCAACGCTTGGTCGTAAATTTCGTAGTAAATTGGGTCAAACCCGTTGGGAGTTGAAATCACAATCACTTTACCTCCGGTAGATAAAGATGCCATACAAGCTGCCCAGAAATCACTATCAGCTTCGATAAAGGCAGCCTCGTCAAAAATAAGAGTTGTTGGTGTGTAACCTCTAAGTGCGTCCTTTGAGGTTGCTACAGCTTTTACCTCACACCCATTTGAAAGTTTAAAGTGTCTTGCTGAGTTTTTTTCCGGTGAAAACCCGATACCAACCCATTGTGGCCATTGCTCAGTAAACCCTCTAATCTTATTCGCAAATTCAACCGAGGTATCAAGTTTGTTTGCAATAATGAGGACTTTTTCTGGTTTTTCTTTTCTGGCAAAAGCAAGTCTTTTACTCGCCCAAGCAGCTGTAACGGTAGATACACCTGCCTGACGATATTTCAATGCAATGTTTTCATTATATTCCTCATAATCCTGAACTAACTGAACTTGGTCTTGAAATAGCTCCAAAGGAACATAACGTGAAACAGTGTTGTCGTAAGTTTGGAGATAAGTTTTCAGAGCATAAGGTGTGCTTTTCATGCACTTCTTATACTCAATTATTACTTGTTCTTTTGTCATAAATTCTTAGTCAGGACGGGAAATCCCCAAACCTGCTAAGAAATCTAATCCATCATCTTCAGAATCCTCTGATGAATCAAAACTTTCATATTCCTCCTTATTCTTTTTAGCAATTGAAATCAGTTCTTTGAACTTACTTGTTGCTTTTGAATTTTTCTCTGAGTCATCGGAAATTGCATTTCCAACTATTTCTAGGAATTCCTCAGCAGGGAGTTTATAGAGCTCCATTTGGAACCAGTTGATAAGCCCTTTATTTTTTTCGTCAAACATTTCGTCCGGCAAAGCAAAACGAATTTTTTCAACAACTTGCGGCCCTATTCTAAGTGACCAGGCTTCCATAGGTAAAGTATCCGTTTGACCCATAACCTTTTCTCTAGTTTCGGGGTCTTCGGGAAGACCGTATCTACCTTTAGCTTCTTCAATACCTTTAAGGATTTCGTGGCAAAGCATGGGGAACATTAACCCATAAGCACGAATGACAGTATCAGCAGACTCTTCGCCACCTTCACCTTCACCACCATCTTCACCATCAGCATCATCTAATTCTACCATAGCAGCAACACCTTGACCGGTATTACTCATCATATCCACCATGTCATCCATAGTAAAATACATAAAATCGTTAAGAGCCATGATTTCCAAATACATCTGATACAGACGTGGGTCAATTTCATCCAGTTTGGCTTTAACCTCGGGCTTTTGAAATAAAAAGTGTCCTTTTTTTGCGGTTCCTTGGATAATAGCATTGATAATGTTACGCTTGTCTTTTTCTAATTCCAAAATTTCCTTAGGAGTTAGTTCGTCAATATTGAAACCAGCTTTAATCATCAACTCTTTTGCCTCTTCCTCATTTTCTTCTTTGAGTTCTTCAGCGGCCAATCTAAAATTGCTGGTATCAATCGGCTCGCGATTCAGGTAGGATTCGATAACAAACCAATCTTTAGGAATTTGAGCTTCATCAACAGAGGCATCAATCGATAATTTTTCGAGAGCGTCTTTGTGACGAGATTCAATAGAAATAATTTGTGGGATTTTTTGGTAGACCTCAGAAATTAACATTCTAGCAACCATCGGAGAGTTAATTGCCTCTCTACCGGTCACTTGTCTTACTTTATCAACAACTTGTTTAAATCTTCGAGTCGCTAAACGCTGAATTTCTTCTGACCCTTGTTGGAAAGCAGGATTTTTAGCAAATGGATGTTCAGGGTCACGCAATTTGCGCTCCAATCCTGGGTCCATGCGTTCGGGATAATCCCCGTAATCAATCTGTTCCAGTATTTTTCTATTTTTTGCCATCACGAAGAATTCCTTGAATTAATTTTAAAACATCATTTTTGGCTTTCTCGATTTCTTTCTTAGAAGCCTTAGGTGCAGGATTTGGACCTTCAAAAGGTTTTTTACCTGGGTGTGCTGGTCTAACGGATGGTTTAGTATCCGGTTTTGTTGTTGGTTTTACTGGTGCTGTTTCAGTTTCAGCCTCAGCCATAGATTTAAAAGATGTCAAACTTCCTACTGGTTTGCTCATTCTAACTGATTTACCCTTCTTAGCTTTTGGTTTGTATACAGAACGGCTAATGACACCTTGTTCTGCAATAGTCTCAATAAATTCTCCTTTGGTCATTTTTGGTTCTAAATAATTTTCGACCAAAGATACGATTCTTTCTTCAATAAAAAAATCCATCGGTGAATTTCCTTCATTTAAACTTTTCTTAACTGCTTTGACACATCTTTCAAACTTAGCATTCTTTTTTGGGCCAAGTTGGGCGTGACAAATAGCGTAAGGGTTATTTGTATCTTCTTCCCCCTCGGTCATATCCTCGTATTTGTCAATCTGAGCATCACTATCATCACCCATTCCATCTGGTGACATTATTTGGTGAGGAGCTTGCGTTGTTGCTCCACCCAGAGCCGAACCCATAACATCAACGTTATCCTCTTTCATTTCGCCCTCTTGAGCTTGCATTACAACAATGTTACCCGCACCATCAGTTTTGATTGATGCACCATCAACAACAGCGCCAGTTACACGGGCTGTAGAAGAAGGGATTGTTGTTGTTTTAACTGTCTTGGTGGTTTGTTTTACTTGTTCAGCCAAAGAAATTTTTTTGAACAAAACATCAATCTGAGTTTCATTCAACTTAGAAACTGTTTCGGGTGATAAACCCATTTCAACTAACTGGATAATTTTATCTTTAGTTTTCATAAACGACATTTTTTTCAAATTCGAGAATTAAATCTTTCTCGTATAATTTATCTTTGACTGAATCTTCTTCTTGTCCAAAACGGAAAACCAATCTATTGTTCTCGTCATATTCACCAACTTCCCAACCTAAAGCGACAACTCCGTCCATGGCATCGGACATACTGAAGAAGTCGGAATTTTGTGCTAATTCGAGTTTTATATTTGATTTTCTCAACACACCAACTTTTTGAATGTGTTCTAGGTCTGGGGGTGATGGGTAACCATTTGCGGGTGCAGCTTCCCAAGAGTCACCCCAGACTTCTAGATTTTCTGAAAAAATGAATTCATAGAGATTGTCTCCCTTATAATCAGGACCTAGTCCGTTGATATAAGTTAGATACCTCATAAAACAATACCTTCAATAGAAATTTTTACTTGTTTATTGTTATTTTCAAAAACCAAATTTTTCTTGTTTGTTCTTCCAACGAACTCGAAACCTTTATTTTCTTCTAAAAACTTCTTGCTTGCTAATTCTTGTTCGATTGTTTCTGACAAATTTTCAATTTTGTTTAGCATCGAACTAAATTTTGTCTTGGTAGAACCTTGTCTTTCTTCAAACAATTTCTTTGCATGCTCAACCTCTGAAGAACTTACTTCGAAATACTTGCTCAACACTTTGTCAATTTTGCTTTCTTTCATTGACATGCCGAAATTGTAATCTTCAGAACCCATGCCTTCCATAGGTTCTTCTGGAGAAATTTCAGCATCCATTTCAAAATCCATTTCAGCACCTGGTTCTTCCATTCCCATGTCCATATCCATTTCAGAGTCAGCTTCAACGTCTTCGAACTTAGCCATGATGTCTTCCATGTCTTCTGGTTCGAGTTTAGTCAAATCAACCGCAGATAAAACCATGTTGATTACATATTTGATATCCTCAGAAGTCATTCCATCCTGAGATTCAAGTGCTCTCATTTTTTGAGTGAGCTTGCCTGTCAATTTTTGGATAAGTCTGAAAGAAACTTTCTCTTCCATATCTTGCTCCATACCAGCAGGCTCTTCCATAGAAGTGTCTACGTCCATATCAACATCCATTCCTAAGTCCATACCCATGTCACCACCAGCGTCATCAGTAGCATCAACAGAAGGTAATTCTGGTTCTGGAAGTGGAGCTGGTTCAGCTGGAACAGGTGGAATCTCAGCAACTGGTGCTGGTGGGGTTGGAGTTTTTAAAACAAATTTCTTTTGTTCACCAAATAATTTAACCTCTTCATCTTGTCCATTCATCTCATTGTTTTCCTTGATAATCAAGTTGAGTTTTCTTAGAGCTTGGGCATAAGATGAGTGATATTTTCTATTTTTCATAGGCTCCATGTAATCCAAAGAAGATTCGTTGATACCTTTCTTGATGATGTATCCTTGCTTCTCTTTTACAATGTGGTAATCCATTCCATCAGCTAAGTTGATGGAATATTCGGATGCACCTTCATTGACGCTTGTTGAAGTCGTCTTGTAGGTGGCAATCTCCATAATTCTTTTTAATTTGTCGACACCTTCAAGTTTTTCGCTGCCGATTGGTTTTAATTTTGCCATGGTTTTTTATTATTTAAATTTTAATTATTAAGGCCGTGCATACCCCCTAGTTCAACAGCACTCAAGTCAACTACAGTACCTTGTCTATTACCATCTGGGCCGATAGGTACCCAATCAACTGGGTGAGGATATTCTGCGGTGTAGGTTACACCACTACAAGTTATGCAAGCTTCGGCTTCATACTGAACATTAACATCGAACACTCCAAATGGAGTTGCTGACGGAGTAGGGGTCATTGTTTGCGTTTGAGTCTGCGTAGGGGTAGCAGTATTTGTTGTGGTTTGTGTTGGCGTTGCAGTTTTTGTTGGTGTTTGTGTGGGGGTTGCTGTATTAGTTGTTGTTTGTGTTGGTGTTTGTGTTTGAGTATTAGTTGGAGTCAAAGTTGGTGATGCTGTAATACTAGGGGTTGGAGTGTTAGATGCGGTAATACTCGGGGTTGGAGTGTTTGTTGGTGTTTGAGTTTGAGTATTGGTTGGTGTTGCAGTGTTAGTTGTTGTTGGTGTTTGAGTTTGAGTTGCTGTCTGACTTGGTGTCTGTGTATTAGTATTTGTTGGGGTTTGCGTTTGAGTTGGTGTTGGTGTTTGTGTCGCAGTCCTTGTAGGTGTTTGAGTATTCGTTGGTGTATTGGATGGGGTTTGAGTAGGGGTAGAAGTCGGAGATTCTGTTGGGGTTGGTGTTAAGTCTCCAAGACATTCAACGCAGTTAATCCAAGGACCATTAAATACCGTTACAACTGTGGCTAAAGGGGTTTCATCAATTGGTGCAAGAGTCCAACAACCTATGTTTGTAGACCCTACTAATAATTCATAAATTCTACCCGAAACAATTGCAGCTTCGGTAGCAAAAAATCTTGACGGTTGCCCAATACAAGAAGTTCCAACAAAATAATTCAACGCCATGGACTTTTTTTTCTATAAATATTGCTCGTTTTATAATAAACTTAATAAATAAATATCAAACAATAGTTTAATCCAACATTTTTACTTCAACAGAAAGCTCTTTATCGGTTTGACGGTTGACAGTATCGTAAAGTTTTTCCAAAAGTCCGGACCTACGCAAGTATTTAAAAACCAAATTTTCGTAGGAATATTCTCCCTCTTTTTCTAGTCCTGACTTGCGATAGTCTTTCAATTTTTCTTTTAGTTTCTGAATATTTTCTTCGTTGGCTTTGAGCCCCCCCTTTTTAATGCTGGTAATAAGGCTTTCAATTTTATCTACCCAGGAGTCAATTTTTTTGGTTAGTACCAAACTCTCGAGTTGGGGTTTTTCTTTTGATGGTTTGCTCACCCATTTGTTGTCTTGGATAGAATACACCCCTGAAGCAAAATGTGCTTCTTCAGCATCTTGTGGGTAGAGTTCAACAGGATAGTCGTAGATGGTGATATCGTGCTTGTCGTTATAAAGCTGTTTTTTTAGACCAAACAAATCTTTGTAGAGTTGGGCTTGTTTTCCGTATTGTTTGAAATCGATAATAAGATGCAGGTCAAAATCAGAAAACTCTGACCAGTTGTAATTGGATAGACTTCCTGTTAGAACAATATCATCTACTTTAACATCTTCCCCTAGGGTATCCTCAAAATCTTTTGCAATTTTAAGAAGAGCATCTTTGACTTTTGGTTTGAGGGTTGCTTTCTCACCATCGTTAGGGTTTTCCCACACCTTTTGGTTGAGGGTATCTCTTACTTTGAAACTCTTAAGGATTGTGGATATCTGGGCCATCCTTTATAAATACCCAAACTTTAAAGTTTATTGTATTTAAATGTTTTGGCAATTTCCCCGGAAAAATATTTCCCTTGTGATTCTGCCATTCTAAATTTTGTGTAGATTGCGTGGGGGACCTCAAGATATTGGTATCGAGTTCCGTTTTTAAATTCGACAATCATGTCCTTGTTTTCGGTGTCGTACTGTGAGCGCACAATTGTTCCAGATTCAATTTCGTTAAGGATAACCGTCCCTTTTATTTCTTCTCTTTTTATTCCCATAATAATAAAGTTTAAATTAAGCTTATAATAGATAAATACCAAAAACCCCCAGCTTTCGCCAGGGGTCAAAAAATCATGGGTTTTTTAACTATTTTAATTTTTTTATTTCATCCCTAATTTCAATAGCTTTTTCAAAATCTTGTTTATTGATTGCTTCCTTAAGGTCATTTTCCAAACCGTTAATTTTTTCCTTATTTGCTTCAAGGTTTTTAATGCGGTCACGCAATTCCACAGCCATTTCAAATTCTTGTTCCTCAATAGCCTTTTGCAAAAGATTTTGAAGTTTGTTAATATCGGAATTGTTTTCCGATGGTTGTGGATTACCCGAGCTTCTATAAATGGTTGTAAATTGTATCATACCATCTTCTGATGTGAAAGTTTCCTTGGACCAATTACCGAGGTCGTCTTTACCTGTTTCAGTTTTAGTTGACCGTATTACAAACGGGTCGAATTGATTTCTTAAGAAAGAGTTTAGAATGGAATCTAAATCTTCGAAAATTCTTTTTTTTGCCATTTTTGTTTTTGTTAATTTTTATTTGCCATTACAATACGCAATGCAAATGCCAAAACAAGAGTTATGACACTTTGTCAGGTAATTTTAGTTTAGGTAACCTAATACATGACAAACTGTCAATTAATAAATATTTTTTACAGTGCGTTTGGAAATGTGCGTTTTTTGTTTAACCTTTGTACAAATCAAATTATGAAACCATGAGCGAAACTATGGACGACGACGACGATAAGGCCCTCGGTAGGAAGAAACCCTCTTCCGATTCTAGAACTCCTGTTCTGGATAATTTTTCCCGTGACCTTAATAAACTTGCTGAGCAAGGAAAGCTCGACCCAGTAATTGGTCGAGAAAAAGAAATCGTGCGCATTGCACAGATTCTCTCTCGTAGAAAAAAGAACAACCCTATCATCCTAGGTGAACCGGGTTGTGGTAAAACCGCAATTGTGGAGGGTCTTGCGAGCTTGATTGTAAATGGAAGCTGTCCCAAGAACCTTCTTGATAAGCGCATCGTCACCCTTGACCTTACAGCAGTTGTTGCTGGTACAAAATACCGTGGTCAGTTTGAGGAGCGTCTTAAGGTTATCTTGGAGGAACTTTCCCAAAACCCCAACATCGTCATCTTCATTGATGAAATCCATACCTTAATTGGTTCGGGTAACTCTTCCGGTAGCCTAGATGGTTCCAACATCTTTAAACCTGCTTTGGCTAGAGGGGAAATCCAGTGCATCGGCGCTACCACGTTGGATGAATACCGCAAATCATTTGAAAAGGACGGAGCTTTGGAGCGTCGCTTCCAAAAGGTAATGGTGGACCCATCCACCGTTGCTGAAACCATTCAAATTCTCACCAACATCCGAGACCGCTACGAGGCATTTCACAAGGTATCGTACTCTGATGAAGTCATCGAGCTGTGTGTAAAGCTCGCTGACCGTTACATCACCGACCGAGAATTCCCTGACAAAGCATTTGATATCCTTGATGAAGTGGGAGCTCGCAGTCAGACCGAGCAGAAGATTCCAGAGATAATTGAGGAGCTTAAACATAAAGCTGCTGATATTAAGCTTCAGAAGATGGAAGTTGTAAAAAAGCAGAACTACGAAGAAGCTGCGGCACTTCGTGATAAAGAACGGAATATTCTTGTAAAACTTCAAAATGAGAAGAAGAAGTTCGAACAAGAGTCCGCAACCCATCGTGTTCCAATTACCGTGGAGCAGGTATACGATGTCGTATCTAATATGACCAAAATCCCGGTGAGCAAAATGTCAATTGATGACACCAACGCTCTTATCAATATGGACAAGGTTCTTATGAGCAAGGTCATTGGTCAAGATGAAGCGGTCTCCAAGATTGTTAAATCAATCCGTAGAAACCGCATCGGAATTAAAGACCCCAACCGTCCGATTGGTTCGTTTATATTCCTTGGTTCAACGGGAGTTGGTAAGACTCACCTGGCAAAGCAAATTGCAAAGGAAATGTTTGGTTCGGAAAGCGCTCTTATCCGCGTTGACATGAGCGAATACCAGGAGAAGCACACAATTTCCCGATTGGTTGGAGCGCCTCCGGGATATGTGGGTTACGAAGAAGGTGGACAGCTGACCGAACAAGTCAAAAACAAACCTTATGCTGTAATCCTATTCGATGAAGTTGAAAAGGCACACAAGGACATCTTTTCGATTTTGCTCCAAATTCTAGATGATGGTCACGCAACCGATTCATTGGGACGCAAAATCAACTTCAAGAACACCTTGATTATCATGACCACAAACCTTGGGGTTAAGAAACTACAGGATTTTGGTTCCGGAATCGGTTTTTCTTCCAACAAGTATTCAAACGAGGAGGCAAAAAAACAAATTTTGATGAAGGAAATGAAGAACTTCTTCTCACCTGAATTCATCAACCGTATCGACGATACAATTGTTTTTGAAACTTTATCACAAGAAAATATCCAACAAATCGTTGGTTTGGAATTAGAAAAGCTTTCCAAGCGTTTGGGTGAAATGAAATATAAGATTGTGATGGATAAAACTGTAACCGAATACATCGCAAAAGTTGGATTCGACCAGGTTTATGGTGCACGTCCAATCAAGCGTGCCATCCAGGATAAAATCGAGGACTTCCTGTCCGAACTTATCCTAATTGGCAAACTCAAAGAAAACCGCAAATATACCATCAAGGTGGTGGACGAGCAGGTGAAAATCTCTTAACATAGAAGGGGGAACGAAAGTTCCCCTTTTTTATTTTCAAAGGTATTTATAACAAAATGCTTTAGTGAAAAAATACATAAAATTAACTGAAAGTGACCTTACAAGAATTATTAAAAGAGTTATTTCAGAACAAGAAAATGATGATGCGTGTGTTCAAGAAGAACTTGATACCCTGAATGATTTTTTGGGTGGAATCGTCACATTAGAGCCCCAAGACATCGGTGGAGAATTAAGTCATGAGGACTTGTTATCTTCGGTCACTGACCCCAAACAAAAAAATATTTTGTCCAGGGTCCTTAGCAACATCTCACAAATGAACATGAACCAGTTAAAGGAGGAACTCAAAAAAGTCATGTCAATGAAAAATCTCAAAGAACAACAAACTCCGTATATGGATAGAACAACTGAAATCGGTGGAGTTCAAGTACCCACAGTTCTGGTCCACGGGTCATTAGGTTTATTGGCAATTGCAATTCTAACCAAAATGATTAAAGGTCTAGTAAATATTCAATCAAATTCTGGTTCAAGAAGAAAAAGAAGCAGTCGTATCTTTTCAAAAGCAGTAGGGTGCCAAGGAGGAGCGGCACGCGCAAGACTCGTTAGAATGAGACGAAGAAGAGAAAACTGGAGAAGTTTCCTTAAAAAAATTGGACTAAGATAAAAAAAATTAAAAATACAAAAATGAAAAAAGTAATCAGATTTACAGAATCAGATTTGACAAAAATTATTCAAAAAGTTATTGAAGAACAGGAGCAACCTATTTCATTACCATCAAAGGGACTCAAACCTGTTTTTGATTCGTCAAAAATCGCACAAATAAAATCACAGGCAGATGTTTTAGCAAAAGACACCGAACTTATCAAACAAGTACTAGAAACATTGAAAAAGTGGGACCCAGAAGCTTATTATATGCTTACACGTGGTGATGACCCCATAAAAAAAACAGTACTAGGTGACCTTATCACCTATGGAAGTATAATTGGTATGATTTACGGAATTGTACAAGAACTAAGAGGAAGATAAAATGAAAAAAGTTATTAGATTATCAGAAAATGATTTGGTTAGATTGATTGAAAGAGTTATCAATGAACAACCAACACAAACTAAAAGTCCTGAAGAGTGTATAAGGTTACGCAAAAAGATAGATATTGCAAAATCTCGCGCACAAAGCGTTATTGCAATGGCACCTAGACAACTCCAGGATATCCTGAAGAAAGCATTTGAAACCGGAGTAAACCAGGGTCCTGAGGCATTTAAGAATGCATTACCAAGAGAAGCAAGAGAAACCCTGGACAAAAAGATTAGAACAACCAGAATGCCAAAGACCAACTCTGAAATTGAATCTATGATATCCCAAGCTCAACAGGAAGTGGAAAACATTCAAGAACAAGTGAAATCTTGGCTAGGTTTATTTATAAACATCGGAATAATATTGATGGTACTTTGGGTTTTATTAATCATTATCGGAAATACAGGTGGTGATATAGCCGGTTACTGCGGTTAAAATACCAACTAAAACAAAAAACCCCCACATAAAATGGGGGTTTATTTTTTTAAACATATTTATAAACAGATGAAAAATCTTATTTTAAAAATATTACACGAAGAAGTAAAAAACGGTAATGTTATCTGCGATAACTGTGGTTGGTCTTGGAGTTTAAAAGAGGGGGGTCACGACCCTTATATCTGCCATCAATGCAATCATAATAATGAGCCGAAGAAAACCAAAACTATCAAAGAAGATACAGAAGGGTCTTCTAATTCTACTGAATCCAATCCTCCAGATTTCAAACAAAAGTTATACGATTTTTTGAAGAAAAAATGGGACGAAAATGGATTTAATCTTAAAGATGTAGTTAAACTTAAAAGAATTTTAGGTAAGTTCAACGAACATATCTATATTACAAAATACTTTGGTGGTATTGAAAATATAATGAACAAATACGTAAAAAAACTACAGAGTTGTTTGAATTGTAGTTTTGGTAATTTATCTTTTGAGTTTGTTATAGACTATTATGAACTAAATTCTAATTATAATTATACAGGTGCTATTAACTTATACGTTGACGTTTCTGAAGATGTGTTTGGTACGTTTTATAGTTATAATGACAAAACAATTTCCGCCAGGAAAGTTATGAAAGACGATGATTATTCGGAATATTCAGATGACCTTGAAAGAGCGATAATCGACTCAATTGAAATCAAAATGAATCAATCACTAAATCCATATGGAGTAAGTGTTGAAGTTGTTGACCTAGTATTTGTTCCATTCAGACTTTTATCAAAAAACAAGATTTGAGGAAAAACGTGTTCCACGCTTTTTGTAGTGCAGTTTATAACCCAACTCAGCAATCATTTTTTTCCCAATTTCAATTCCGTTGAAGACATCTTCAAGAACAACATATTCGTTACGAGTGTGGTAATTATAATATCCGATGGATATGTTAATACAAGAAAAGTCAAACTTTCCGCGCAAAGAATAAACATCAGTATAAGGGTGAACAAGATATTCCAAGCTTTCCCCAACATTTTCAACGAGAATTTTATCACAAGTTTCAAAAAACTCGGATTCCCTGTCAAAAAGTTGTTGACCAAAACAATATTCTGTCACCATCCAATTTTCTGGACCATCGAATTGGATACCGTACCCAACGTTTTGAAAAAACTCAACATCAGCTTTAGCGGAACCAAGGCATCCGGTTTCTTCCGCAACAAAAAATGCTGCTTTTACATTTGGAAGTTCTTCCAATACTTGCAAACATGCAAAAACGCCAGCCTTATCATCACCACCAATGCCAGTTGGGTTTCCGTGATTATCATAAGCTTTAAATGATGGTTTAAGTTCACCCTGGGCATTTTCATGCATTTCCTCACGGACATTAATTTCGTTTAATCCATGAACGGTATCAGTATGAGCAATAACACAAGGAAAATATTCCACATCTGCATCAGTTTGCTTTGTGGCATAGACATTTAGCATGTCATCAATATAATATTCAATATTGTTTTCTTTGAGCCAATCGCAAATAAATTCGACAAGCAAACCCTCTCTATGAGTTGCTGTGGGAACCGATAGTACCTCTTTTAGGAGTTGAATTTTTTCGTGAAGCATCTTCAAGTATTTGTTGCAAAGATAATAAAATATTTTTACTTTCAAAATTAAATCTTGGGTTGTTATACCAATTCAAAAAATCTTCTCGCGACATTTTGACTATCTTTCCCCAATTAGGCCCATTTGTCACCCTAAATTCAACAATATCGTCATCTATATCATAACTTAAAACAGAGAAATTTTCTTTAGTGTGGGGGTTTTCAGGGTAACCCCAGGAACTTTTTAAAGATGCCAAAAAATTTAAAAATGATTTTCTATCAGAAAAGTTAGAACTTTGCAATTTTTCCAAAATGTAATTTAAATCATCCTCGGTTTCGACGCCCAAAGAATCATAATCCATAAATTCATCATCGAAAAAATTATATTTATCTTCTTCCCAGCCTGACAAATCCCATTGATTATTTTTTAGCAAATACTTTGACAAAACTTCTTTCATTGAGGCGTGAGTTAAATTTTGCATTTGCATAAATAGGTATAGTGGAACCATTGGAATTTCGAGGGTTCTATCAAGAGGTCTGAACCTTATTCCGGTATTTTTTTGAAACTTTGCCAATTCTTCTAAAATTCGTCTCCGCATATTTTTAAAACTAGCTTCATCTTCGTGCCTTGCAAAATAATTTAAAATATTTTCCATAGAATTCCTAAAAGAACCAAAAAGAATCTGGTTGGCACTTTTTACCTCATCATCACTAACGACCGGTTTACCCCCATTAATAATTTTATAAATTGTATTAGCAACCTCCAACAAACGGGGATTTCCCTGGAAAATATATCCTAAAGTAAAGCTTCCATCCATAAAATTGTCGTACACACCACTAAGGTCTTCAGCGTTAATAAAACACTCAAGGTTAGGGTTTAGCGCACAGTCCATCATACCCAAATCCCAATCATACAATTTTAAAATTTCGATTAAGAATTCCTCGTCAGTTTCAAAATTCAAAACTAACGTAGATTTGTTTCGCGGCTCCTTTTCATTAACATAATCCACAAATTCAGTTCTGTCAAAAATTTCATCAGAAGCACCACCCAACAAAAATCTTTTTAAGTTATAATTTAAAAAATCAGGTCTTTTAGTAAAAAAATCAAAAACTTCTTCTTTTTTATCATTATCCACCGGATAATAAAATAACGCCTCATTTGAATGAAGGAAATCTGCAGGATTTAAAAAAGACCCATCTTTGTCCGAAACAACATTCCCAGCGTCAGTAACTTCATCAGAATACCTCAAAAGTAAAAATTTACTGTCATCCTCATTTTTTATAATATAAACCTCATCGGTGTTTTGTATCGGAACAATAAACTCATTATAAAATTCTGGTTCACACCATTTTGTACCCTCAGCATCTGAACAAAAACTTTCACGGTTCATGTATTTTGTAACCTCACCACCAGAAGTTTTTAAAATTTTTCTTTTTGGATTTGCCATAATAATATAAATACTTATATTTGTACTATGAAATCACAGGTGGCTCCCTTAATAGTTAAGGCTGACCTTAAGCATCTGACGTTATGTCTATACAGGGGGCGAAAGTGATTTCTTATTGTTCTTTGAAAAAATGGGGGTGACCGGTATTGATTGGCAGAGTTATTCATACGGGGCATGCAGTGAGAAGTTTCCTATCACTTTAATCTATGGGGGCGAATTTCAAACGGCGAAACTTTCGCAAAACTCGAGGCAGTGGGTCTTCTCGCTGCTGAGGAAGTTACTGTAGCCTAAGGCAACAGCAACAATGGGTCGATGGACATATAACCTAGAAACAGAAGTCCGTACGGTGTGGTTTCTACCTTAAAAGGAATGGAGGTCATGTTTGGTGTTCTACCGATTTGAGTGAACATCCCACAGTTGCTGGTAACGATGGAAAAATTGGAACCAAATA